TCACTTCACCTTGTTGCTCAACGTCTCAACGCTGCGTTTCAGATCATCCAGGCTGCGTTTAAGGCCGTCGATCTCGCCTTTCTGCCGGTCTATGGTATTTTTCTGCTCATCCACTGTGCGCTTGAGACTCGACAGCTGACTGTCACTGCTGCTTGAACTCGACCCGTCCTTACGCTTGAACTCGTCAAATGCTCGATCCTGACCATCCACTTTGGTTTTCAGGCTTTGCAGCTCGCTTTCGCTACGCTTTTGCGCCGCTTGCAACGCCTCGATATCGCCGACGGAAATACTCGACGACTTCAGCACATAGGTATTGCCCGCCTCTACCGAGGCGCCCGTCAATCTGTCTGTCGACGATGCACTGAACTCTCCCCAACGCACCGCACCCGCCGCCTGCGCCTGGCCGACCATGGCCACACCCAACAAGCCCGCTACACCAAAAGCCATCATCCAAGAATGCTTACGGACACTGAGCATCAATTGATTCCTTTGCAATTTGCCGGGATGGCATATCGCTATGACTGTCATTTATGAGGCTTGTTCCTGCGCCGCATAAATTCATCAGGACTTAACTCGGCGAACATGTAGATGACTGATCTGCCACGCTTTTTCACGCATATCTTTGTGCAGGAAAGCGCGTTTCGAGGTTGCGCCGAAGCGACAGGATCTATATATTCCCAACCCTGCTACACCGCGCTACCGCCCGAATGGCGAAACTGGTAGACGCATGGGACTTAAAATCCCCCGCTCGTAAGGGCGTCCCGGTTCGATTCCGGGTTCGGGCACCATAGATATCAAGGGCTTGCCAGGGAAACCTGAGCAGGCCCTTATCTTTTCCGCTCCGCAATTTTAGAAGCCGCTCCGCAATTCCCTTCCTCCGGCGTCCTGCCGACCGATCTCCCAACTCAATAATTTGCCTGCTACGCTGTTCGCTCCACGGAGGAACAACGATGCCGAACTCAGACCTAATCCCTTCCCTGCTTTCCAAACTCTACGAAAACCAACTTGCCCTCGAAGCGTCCATCCTGGAGCTGTCAAATTGGGTTGAGCAACGTGGCTCCGCCGAGGTGGCAGACAATGTGCGAGGCGCCCTTTTCACAATCGGCCACAATGAAGAATTCATCAAAATGTCGCTGGCTGTCCTTATGACGGAGGAATGAGCACTACTTGCAGGCCACCGTCCAGAGTTGGTCCAGCTTAGTGGTATAGCTCTGGCTCATCATCTCTCGACGCATACCCCAGTCGGGGTTGGTAGGTACGCTGGCAGATCGAAGCGTTCCCTTTCCCCAACGTTCATTGATCTGATCAAGGACAGTCATGACCTGGGTTGCCTCGGTCGGCCGCGATATTGCAAAAAGATCATCGGTGTATTCGCCTGGCTGGCACAGGTTGAGCAGCATTACCTCGGCCTTGCTGTATTTGAAACCCGGCCGGAAAATTCTGTCGAGCGCATCGACGGCGGCTTTCGTGAGCAAGCGCACGTCATCGGTGGGGTACGGCATATCGACCACCACGCCGTTGGCATACTTCCCCTCCTCGGGGTTGAACATGCCTGTGCGGATGCAGACGCGGACCTTTTTACAAAGTGAGTTTTGGGCGCGAAGCTTTTCTGAGGCGCGCATCATGTAGGTGGCCACCGCCTCCTTGATCGGCGGCAGATCGGTCAGCCGTTTGCCGAACATCCGGCTGCAGCATATTTCTTGCTTGGGCGGGTCGGGCTCGTCAAGTTCCAGACACGATGTGCCGGCCAGCTCCCGCGCCGTCTTTTCGATCACTACGCTGAATTTCTTACGGAGCGTCCGAGGATCTGCCCTGGCCAGGTCCATCGCTGACTTTATGCCCATGGCGTCGAAGTGGAGCTTCATTTTGCGGCCTACGCCCCACACTTCGCAGATGTCAGTATTACGCAGGACCCAATCGCGCTTGACCGGATCGGTGATGTTCACCACACCACCGGTTTGAGCTTGCAATCGCTTTGCCGTGTGGTTGGCCAGCTTGGCCAAGGTCTTGGTGCTCGCTATTCCAACTCCCACCGGTATGCTAGTGCAGCGCAATACCCGCGCCCGGATCTGACGCCCCAAAGCATCCAGCTCGGAAATACCCGACAGGTCAGCAAACGCCTCATCGATACTGTAAATCTCAACGGCAGGAACCATCGATTCGATCAGGGTCATCACTCGCTCGCTCATGTCGCCATAGAGCGCGTAGTTGGATGAGAAAGGAACGATCCCATGCTGTTTCAGCTTATGTTTGATTTGGAAATACGGCTCGCCCATCTTGATGAAAGGCTTGGCGTCGTAACTCCGGGCAATGACGCAACCGTCGTTATTGCTCAACACCACAATGGGCACCTTTGCCAGATCCGGACGGAAGACACGCTCGCAACTTGCATAGAAGCTATTGCAGTCAATCAGTGCGAAGACCTGCGCGTTAGACATGACTGCGCACCGTGCTTGTGATCACACCCCAGATCGATAGCTCGTCACCCTCCAATACATACCGCGCTGGGTATTTCGGATTTTCAGATAAGAGAATCACCTCTTTGCCGCGCTTGCACAGGCGCTTGCAGACAGGATCGTTGTTCAAAAGAGCTACAACGACGTGTCCGTGGGCCGGCTCAATTGACCGATCCACAACTGCCAGGTCTCCCTCAAAAATCCCCGCACCCTGCATACTTTCGCCAGTAATCGCGATCAGATAGACGTGTGGCGCCCTGATATTTAGGACCTCATCCAATGAGATATGCTGCTCGATGTGATCGGCTGCCGGTGATGGGAACCCAGCAGGTACACGAAACGAGCAGAAAGGCAGCTTCGTGCCGCCCTCGGATATAGGACCTAAAATGGTAAAGCTCATGATGCAGCCTTCTATAAACACTGTACGAATGTACAGTTAACTTTGCAGCCGGCTTGCGGTCAATTTTTCTGTAGGGATTTCGACAGACGGAGCGGTGCCTATGTGCGCAAGGCTTTCACAATGTAGCGACATGGTGCTGCATCAGGGCGAGCCAACCGAGGTATTCGAGTGGTTCAAGGTCAATACGGCCGTGGGCAACGTGATATCTTTCTGACACGCCGGTTTTTATTGACGGATGGGGTGGGAATAAAAATCCCGAAAATCAGGCGAGTTCGGGTTTTCGACTGGTCATGGCGATAGTGCGAAAATGATTAGGGGCCGCGGCCGCCTCCCAAAAAAACAGCCCTACTGCGATTGAAATGGAAAAGTGATAATGAGTAACTTATATCGTAGCCTGCTAATGAATAAAACAACCTCAGCACCAATAAAATATTTAGTAGGCCTTTCAGCCTTATTCATAAGCAGTTTAATGTATGCGAACGCCAGCGCATCGTTGACTGATGACAACCTCGATATGTACGACGCCCCAAAACTCATAGAGCAGGGAAAGTACAACGAGGCAAGAACCCTACTACTAAGAGAAGAAAAAACCATAACCGATATTAGCAAACTATGCTCTATCTACAGCTCAATGCTAGGCCTGGCCTCAATAAGCGACAATAAGGAAGAAGGAGCAAAATACGCTAGCTTATTTCAAAAATGCTATAAAGAAAACAGTAACCCTTATGCTTTTCTTGGTGCCACGACCCTCTACTTTAAAGGAGAGCACGAAAAAGCAATAGGCATTATGGACAAACTCTTAGTCAAGATAAACCATGAGCTTTCCGAAGGAAAACAATCAGAATTCCAAGTTTTTGCGGACAAGAATTTAATCTCTGCCATTTATAGGCTTAAAGCCTCCGACCTCCTGAGCCGCCAAGACCCACAAAAAGTAAAACCTATGATTATTTCGTTCGCGGAAAAATCTTACGAAGCCACACCATTTGGTGAAGCTGAAGCTTTCTTAGCTGCCATCTATAAACTGTATGGCGATACTCAGCGTTCAAAATCAATTATAGAAAAAAGTGACGGAAGAACTACTGAGGCACACACTGTTGACGTAATATTAAACTCGATCAAGCAGAAAACAAATAATGCTTCAGTCTCGCCTTAGGACGGTTGACCAAGGAGGTATCAACTGAAACCCACACGTGCCGCTCTTACCCGATCCGCTGCCGCCGCTCTGCTAGCACAGCCCGAACCTTAACTGCCAAGCTGTCGGATGTCTTGAGCCCGGCGGCTGCCCAAGGCCGCACCTCCACCCGTACAGTGCGTACCGCCGGTTCGCTCCCGCAATAGCTGATGGCTGCCGCGCAGTCGGGCTGGACCCCTCTTGCCGGTGGTTTGTGTAACGCTATCAGTTCTTTGGCTTCTGGGAGATCCCAATGCCCATGAAGACAATACCAGGGATCCAGAAACCGGGGATCGAGGTGGCAGGGCCTACGGCTAGCAGTGACGCGCCCACAATGAACATTGGTCGTTTGATTGTGTTGTCCATAACTCACACCCTCCATTAAGAATTCCCACCATTTAACCATGAGTCAGCCGCTATGACCCTAAGTCGGGGGCTATGGGCAAAAATCCCCGAGGCTATCCCGCGCAATTTGAACAGCATATTCAAGCAATTCAAGGGGAACACTTGGCTCAAATAGGGTGACCTCGAAACGCAGCGTTTCGTCATTCCGGAAGATCTCGAACATCTGAGCCCTCTGGCCTTCCCAGCACTCTAAAGCCAAGCCGTCATGACCTATGACGACGCTTGAAGCACGGCAAAAACGGTATTCAATTCCATGTACGACCACATCTCACCTCCATTTCTAAGGAGGCAACGATACCTCTGCGCTCGATGAATTTGATAGCCGCTATAGCGGCAAGGACGAAGTCATGCCTGAAGAAAACACAATCCCCGACGAAACCTGGTCAGTCAATGAAGAGCTGGTCAATTGCGACAGTTTTGATGAGCTACTGGCCGAGAACGACGACCTTGAAGTCGGGGCAACCGTTTGGAAGGGAGAGAGATTCCCGGTAGACCGACCTCCAGAAACGCAAAAGCCCCGCATTCGCGGGGCTTTCGTGTAAATCTTGGCGGAAAACCAGGGATTCGAATCCTGGGAACGCTATTAACGTTCGCCGGTTTTCAAGACCGCTATGCAAATCCAAGCAGGCAAGGGCTTTAAAGGCCTGCGGGGTTCCATTACTAAGGAAAAGTGATCGGGCTACAGACCGCATTCTACAAGGGGTGCGGCTTTAGTTTTGGAACTCTTTTTCACCCCTCTCCGGCGTCCTGCCGACCGCAAATCCCCCCTCAAGGCGACCACTGCTAAGCTGTGCACTCCACCAGAGGAACTCCGATGCCCAACTCAGACCTTCTCCCCTCCCTACTCTCCAAGCTCTACGAAAACCAGCTGGCCCTCGAGGCTTCCATCATGGAGTTATCGAACTGGGTGGAGCAGCGTGGCTCCGCGGATGTGGCCGAGAATATTCGCGGCGCGCTGCACACCATCGACGAGAACGAAGAGTTCATCAAGCTGACTCTAGCAGTCCTCATGTCGCCCGACTGATCGTCGGGTAACCCTGCAGTTCGTCGCTTCAAACCTTCCACCTGACCAAATCCAGATTACTGTACGCACATACAGCATCTGAGATTCATGCTATGAACGTTGACATGGACACCGATGATTGGCTCGGCTGCCCCACTCCACTGGAGATGTACCAGCACCAGTGCTCACTTCTCGTAGAAGAACTGGTCGAGACCGAGCGCATGCTGCGCAGAGCTCGAGCCAATATCGCCGGGCTGGTGCAAATGAATGACCTGCTCATGACAGGAAAGGCCGAGGCCGAAGGAAAGCTTGCCGATGCGCTGGAAAAGATAAGTATGCTGGAACACCAGCAGTCGTTTGGCTCGGTGCAAAGCGTGAAGATTGTTACCGAGCAGAGGGACTATCTGTTCAGGGAAAATCAGCGGCTGCTGGCAGAGCTAAAAGCACTGCATGAACTTCACCCAAGCTCATCCGCGTAGGCTGCTACGGCTTCCTCGGTAAGCTCCCGCCACTCGTTATCATCAATTAGGCCCTGCTGCTTCAAGTCATCCGCCAGGGCCAGCCGCGTTTCGTAGCGTTCCTCAGGAGTGACCGATATGAATGCGGGATCATTGCGTAGCGCAAACCACGCCTCCATTGCGGTGACTTGTTCAATGTTGATCGCCATGACGAATGCCTCGAGCCAGTGTCTACAGTGTAGAGATTGGCCGGGGACCGGCTGTTCATTAGCGCCGACGAGCGGAGATGCTTATGTGCGGACGACTATCACAGTACAGCGGTATCCACGACTTCGTTGCGGCGCTGAGCATGCCCAACGCTCTGGCGAACTCTGTGGGCGATCAACCAATTGAACGGTATAACGTGGCACCGACAACAGCGGTTGCGCTGCTACACCTGCAGGGCGATCTTCTACACGCCGACCCGGTGCGCTGGGGATGGCGACCGCACTGGGCCAAGGATCACGCTGCGCCGATCAACGCCCGCGTCGAGAAAGTCGCCCACGGCCCGTTCTTCCGGGCGATCTGGCCTCACCGTGCAATAACGCCGATCAATAACTGGTTTGAATGGGTCGACGAAGGCGGACCGAAGAAGCAGCCTTACCTCATCCGCCGGCGGGATAGTGCACCGATATTCTGTGCTGCCATCGGCCAGCTACCTGATGCAGACGAAGGCCCGGGTGAGCATGACGGCTTCGTCATCATCACAGCCGACAGCGCCGGGGGCATGGTGGACATTCACGACCGGCGGCCCGTGGTGCTGACGCCAGACCTGGCCCGGGAATGGTTGGATCCAGCCACACCCATGGAGCGAGCCGAGCAAATGGTGCTTCACCAGGGTGAACCGTCCGAGGTGTTCGAGTGGTTCAAGGTCGATACGGCCGTGGATAATGCACGGAACAAGGGACCAGAGCTGATCCAGTCTACTAGCCGAAACGGGTACAAAATTTAGTGGATCAGTTCCTTAGCTTTCTCAAGACATTCCGTCGCACTATCGAGAGCCTCCACAGCTTTTGCAGAATCTGCGTTGCCGTTTTGACTACGCTCCCCGGTGATGACAAACAATATGTCTACGCCGGCTTTCGCGACTGCAGCTAAATAATCTGCCCGAGGAACACGAATGCCGCTTTCGTAGCGCCCCTGCGCATTTACCTCAATTCCGCCGATGCTACCAACAGCAGATTGTGACAACCCTAACCTCAATCGCTCTGACTTCAATCTCGCGCCAAGGCTCATAATACCTATCCAAATGAGTGGATGTAGTATTTCAGAGGCAAAGGGCATTCAATAAGTTCAGTCATCAGGTGAGACGGGTTAAGCGCCAAAAAAAAACATCACCCCTATGACCGCAACCACCCATCCCAGGGTAAGCAGAAATGAAAGACCTGCAAGCCGCTTGTCCATAGTGCTCTGTCCATATCCGAAAATGACCTCCATACGAAAGCATGTCTGGAGAGTCCTGCTATGTGCTGTGCTTGTACTGCTCGCCTATAGCATGGCACGTCCCGGACGTCCCGCAGCCAAAACTGGTGAGCCGTACGTAGCGAGCGCACACAATATTATTTAGCGCGCAATTATTTAGCACGTCTATCATTCCAATACATTTTTTTGCATACCGCGTTTTAGGTATATGCCTGCAAGCTGCAGCTGGAAGTCACTGTGCCGCATGAAAATGCTGCCTTCGTTCGTGATCCTTGAAATGACGTGGAAAAGCCACGCTACTAAATCCGGCCCTCGGAGGCCTAAATGAAATTAAGATCCTTAAGTATCGCGCGACGAGCTTTCGTCTGTTTTGGCTTAATCACCCTCCTACTGATCAGCTTGGCAGGCTTCTCTTATCTGCAAATTGATCGGCTGCGCGCTGCAGAACAGGACATTGAGCAAAACTCCCTCCCAAGCATTCAGGTCATTGACGATATTCAGATCGCCCTCCTTCACGCCCGCCTTGAAAGTATCCGCATGCTCTCAAGCACCACGGCAGAGGTGCATGATTTCTCGCTGTCAAAGGTCGAAGAAGCTATACAGACACTTCAGGTGAAAACTGATTTCTATCGTGCACATTTGATGTCTGGAGAGCAGGACGAAATCCAGTTTGCGAAGGCGAATCAGGCTATGGGTGCTTACGTCGACGGCCTCAAAAAAGTAATCGCTTTGTATTCATCTGATCATGATCAGGCTGTGAATTTTGCCAACACAGAGCAGGCACAAAGAGCTACGGCTTATCAAGAGCAGCTGACACTACTGCGAGAGCAAAATGCACGCCAGGCCGTGGTGTCTGGAGTAGACGCGACCGACGTATATAACCATAGTGTAAAAGTCCTGGTAGCAGTACTGATTGTTGCATTTGTGTTAACCATAGCACTGGCGATCTTGTTCACTAGGAGCATCGTAAGTCCAATCAGTTCATCACTTAAATTGGCGGAAAATATCGCTGCTGGCGACCTTACCCATGATCTTGATATAACAGGTTCAGATGAAGCTTCGCGATTGATGCATGCGCTGAATCTTATGCAGAAAAATTTGCGACGCACAATTTTAGAAATCTCGGGAGCTTCAACCCAGCTAAGTACCGCGGCCGTCGAAATGACTTCGATCACTGAAAGCGCTGATCGCACACTTCAGCAGCAAAATAGCGAAATCGAGCAAGCTGCTACCGCAGTAACTGAAATGAGCGCGGCTGTTGAAGAGGTTGCACGGAACGCCAATTCCACATCTGAAGCAGCGATGCAATCAAGCATATCTGCAGATCTCGGGAATCAAAAAGTCACTGAGACCTTGACAGCGATGCGCGGCCTGACAGGCTTGGTAGAGGTATCATCAGATCAGGTGAAAGAACTCGCGGGCCAGGCTCAAGACATTACTAAAGTTTTGAGCGTGATCAGGGCGATTGCTGAGCAAACCAACCTACTCGCTTTGAACGCCGCGATAGAAGCGGCTCGTGCAGGAGAACAGGGTCGCGGTTTCGCAGTAGTCGCAGACGAAGTTCGTGCGCTGGCACACCGAACACAAACATCGACGCAAGAAATTGAACAGATGATATCCACGATTCAAGCCGGTTCTTCTGCCGCGGTTGAATCTATGCAAAAGAGCACATCCGAGGTCTACAGCACGCGAGATACTGCAGAACAAGCGGGCCAGTCACTGCGGCAAATTATTAATTCCGTGCTCGAAATTAACGATCGGAATATCCAAATTGCAACCGCATCCGAGGAACAAGCTCACGTCGCGCGGGATGTTGATCGTAGTCTGATAAGCATCCGCGACCTTGCAGTGCAGAGTAGTGAAGGCACCCGCCAGACACTTACAGCGAGCAACGAGCTTTCTCGCTTGGCCGTTAACCTAAACGATTTGGTTCTTCGATTCAGGACGTAGTAAATCGGCCAAACGCAATTTTCGGCTGATCGTAGGATCTCAGACGCCAACGCGGCGCGCCCAATTAAAAACAGCACAGGTGGAATATGAATAGGCCCGAAATCAGCTTGCACTCTGTGCTGAATTTAAACGAGCGTTCAGCGTTGGCTGAGATGGAAGCTATCACTAGTATTTTAAAACTTGTAACACGCCTTACTGGAATGCGATTTGCCGGGATCGCGAAGTTCACCGAAACAGACTGGATCGTCTGCTCAGCTTACGACACGATGCATATGGGGATAGAGGCAGGTGACACACTAGAGCTGGAAATCACGCTTTGCAGCGAGCTCCGCAGAGATCCTAAGGCGCTTTTTATTCCTAAAATCAGTGAAGACGGTAGATACTCGAGTCGTGCGGTGGTTAAACGGTATGCGATAGAAAGCTATGCAGGTGTTCCCATCTTCCTTCCTGATGGGCAGCTATATGGTGCTCTATGCGCCCTAGATTCGCGCTCGATATTATTTGAAGACCCGGAGTTGGAAGAGACGTTAGCTTTATTTGCAACGTTGATCGGATGCGTTTTTTTCACGATCCCGCTGCTGAATGAATCCGAATGATATGCCTTATCTCACATTCGGATTTTTGAGTTTCAATGCGAGTGGTTGATAGCTCGGACGTAATCTTGGCATGCTCGTAACGCTATCAATCCGTTATCACCTTCATCAGTTATGGCGATAATTCGTTGAGCATGCGCTGGGTCAAGTTGGGCTCGACGGGCCGCATGAACCACGCCGACGGCGCCGGTGGTGGTAGGCACGTTGCAGCTACTGGCTGAATCCTCGATGAGGACTGACAGCCGGACATCAGCAGTAGCAAGCTGGTCACGTAGGCGAGCCTGGTTGCGTTGGGCATAGGATAATTCCTTGGAGTGTTGTTGGTCCTGGCCGACGAGCTGCTGCTCCAGGGCCAGGCGCTTGCCTTGCTCGGCCTGGACCTGGGAGGCGGCCGCATTGCTTATCGCGGCCAGTTCCTTCTCGAACTGCCCGCCCTGCTCGGCGAGCTTTTCGCCCATGCGCCAATCTTGTACCTGCCACGCCCCGCCGAACCCGATGGCCAGCGCCAGCAGGATCGCGCAAAGGATCTGCCCGGGCGTCATTACGGCACTTCCTTGAAAAAAACGTGTTGACCAAGGCGCAGCGTCTGTGTGGCCTTTGCCGCCCAGGCCGGGGGCTTCGGCATGGTGGTTGCGTAGTAGTGCGTGGCGCCGCCAGTTGGATCGGGTACCGCACCCGACATCACCTGGTCAGCTGCACGTTGAGCCTGAGCGAACTGACCGGCAGGGATCGGCTTGTCGCCACTCAGATAGGCGTAGTTGGGATCGTTCTGGTTCCAGCAGCTGAACTGCCAGGGCTTCAAGCACACACCGGCATAGCCTTCCCCCCACCACGACTTGGACTTACCATCAAACACACGGTTGCGGATGGTCCAGGCCACGGCGATCTGACCTTCAAGTCCCTCGCCACGGGCCTCGCCCCACAGCGTGCGCGCCAGGATGTCTCGGTCTTTTTCGGTAGTGGTCATGCTTTTCTCCAGGCGAAAAAAAACCCGCTCAAGGCGGGCATCGGTCAGCTAATGGCAATCACGCCGGGGCACTTGGCCACTCGATAGCGTCCGGGTACTGCTCCTGTTCGGGGACTCGGTTCAGCGCAACGCGGTATTTCTTCCAGCCTTTGAGCAGGACAACCTCTGCATCCGTGGCCTCGTCGCCATCCACCGCATCTTGTAGGGGTGCAACGGCGTAATCCGCGATGGCCCGCAGACGCTGAATCTCGGCCTGAGCAACGCCCAGTGGATTGGTCGTGATCGGCGGCGTCGGGGGTATATCTTCGTGTGGCAGATCTGGCACTAAAATGTGCAGTGTGATCATCGTGTTCATGTCGTAGGGCTCACCATCCATTGTGACCGTGACAGTCAATAGACCATCACTGAAAACGACATCCACCTGGGCAGTATTCTCCGATGGGTGTAACGAGTATCCCCACCCCTGATCCACTGGCGGAAATGGGACCATCCCTTCGGTGCCGGTGACGCAATACACGCCCACGCTTTCTCGGTAACTGTCGACGTCCTTGCCGCCCAGCGACGTGATATCAAACAAAGCACCTGTCTGGCCCACGATATTGATTGCTGCTCTTGCCATAGTCATATCGCCTTCAAAGTGCCGTCTTGGGCACGAGTGGTATTGCCGGTGTGATACAACTCAATTTCAGGAGTGAAGCCCCCGTTGTAGATCGATCGCAGCTTGATAGTGCCAGTGTTGCCCGCAACGCCATACGGCCAGGCAATCATCAGCCGGTTACCAGTGATGCCAAACTGAATGGTTTGACGGTAGTAAAGCCCCGTGCCTCCTTGAGGGTTTCCAGCAAAATCAGCCGATGCGAAAACCTTATTATCGATGCCGGGGTTGACCTCAGCCGTCCATGACACAGTTGACTGACTTCCGACGAAGCCAATCATTTCCGTTGTCGGTACATTACCTGGCGCCCGGCCCGTGTTTAGTGGTGCCACCGTACCCAAACCAAGTCCCGTTCTTGCGGCTGCCTGAGTTGTGGCGCCAGTGCCGCCCTTTGCAACTGGCACCACGTTCTCGGTTGAGACGGTGCCCAGGCCGGCCAGCGTAGAGCCCCACTGCTGAACCATCAGATTAACCGCATCAGCCAAAGCCTTTGGGTAGCCATTAACAGGCACGATGCCGTAGGCGGCGCCTGCGGAGGTGGCGCCACGATATGCAGGCGAGATCGAGATGGATGTGTCGCTCGAAGGATTGATCACCTGATAGATGCCGTTATCTGGACCGACAAACATGTCGCCGGATCGGCAGTTAGAAAACTTTGTACCGACACCAGTTACAACGGCGTTGCCGTTCGTAACGGTAACGGTCCCTTCTGAAAACCAAGAAGCCATGTTTTTCTCCAATCAAAATTTATAACAGAAGGATTAACCTCAAGAGTCACGCTTGCATTTTCGCGAACACAGCAGGTATATAAAGAGTGTTTTGTGGTGTTACCCCTACAGTAATCGCCCATAACCGATTCGCGGGGAAATCCCACCAACAATACAAAGCTGAAGCTCGAAATGAACTCCCGGCAACATCCATGCCGAAGTTATTAATCAGCATGTACTCATTACTAGAGAAGACAAAAGGGACACTAAAATAAACCATAGTCTGGCCTTGCGCGTCACTTCCTGATGTCACGTAACTCCAAGAGGCCAAAGATTTGCTGAACACTGCGCTGGGAGTTCCCGTGTCAAAAATCAAAGACTCATTCTGATCATAAAGTCGGCCTCCCCATAGAGCTGTAGGGCTTGCTGAGAATGCTGCTGCAAAGTAGTTACCCCTGGGCTGAGCCGTGTTCACGTCATATGCTCGAACGTAAAAGCCTTTCCAGTTGCCCGGCGACCCAAGTATGAGGACCCTACAGAGACCAGCAATTATTCCAACATTGTCAGGCTTGACAAATACCAGCGGTGGTTCTTGAGTGGTTATAACCCTCTCAAAGTTTGTCGAAGAGCCAAGACCAGACTCTTGTGTAGGGACAAAACGCCCTTTAGAGAGAATTGAAAGACGCGCATATTCAGAATCGAGAATAACGACATCGTCATTATTCTTGAACTCAAACCCCCAGCTCATTATTTGTACCTCGACACTATAAGGCGCTGGGTCCCAGTCCCAAACCGTCCATCAACAGCGGTCCTGTGCCCCCTCCACACCCTGATTTGGTCGGTAAGTATTTCAGGTTCGTATTGAACTACTGTGTGTAACCCGGTTGTATATGGCCCAATCGGCACAACGATAGCGATGCAGTTTAGTGGGGTCACCCCTGGCACAGAGAAGACCTGCGCAGCGCCGGCGCCAGTGACCGGTCCAGAGAAGGTGACCAGCGTTGAGAAAACGGTGCGTAGCGTGAAAGATGCGGGGCCAAGTTGCTGAACCTCGTTCTCGTCCCAGGTAGCCAGCCCGTATTCAGCCATCAGTTAAGCCTCCCGAACTTGCCGCGACGTTTCTCATTCGCGTCGAACACCGAGAGGCCGCTGTTATCGAGCAAGCTCGCGCCGTCCGTGCCTTCACCACGAAGAGTGAGCGTGCCTGCCGGGATATTGATTTCCAGCAGTGGCCGCCCTTTCGAGTCCACCGTCGGCGAACGAAGCACCATCCCCAAGATGATTTCCTGGATGATCGCCTTGCTGATGATCGCGGTGTTGAATACGGCCTGGCCGTTCTCAAGGACGAACATCGGATCAACCTTTCCGTCCACCTCGTTCACCACCGCAAAGCGCTGAGCGAAGATCAGAAATTCCGATTGCTCTCCGTTCGAACCAAAGGCCAGACCAGACACCACCCTCCTACCATCCACGATGGTCTGAGCCTTCATGGTGGTCTGTGCCGAAACCTTGCCGTCGAGCCGTACCACTGTCTCGCTCACCGTTTGAACCGACGCGCTTGTCTGTCCGATGCTCGACTGCAGCGTTTCCGTAGTTTTGGTCAAAGCCTCGTTTGCACTCGCCTGCACAACCTTCTCGGCCGCAAAGCTGGCCGTTGACTCCCACGCCTTAATTGCTCCCGCCAGTTCGCCAGAACCGTTATCGCCGCGCACAGAAGCCCGAAGCGCCTCATTGCTAGACGCCTGAGAGGTGATTTTCCCGTCCAGGTTGGTGACTTTTGTGTCGAGGCTGGTGAGCGCCTGAGCGGTACCGGATGCCTTTTGATCGACTGCAGACAGATCGCTATTCAGTTTGTTGATCTGCGCTGCGGACGTCTCGCGGTTCGATGCAACAACCTGTTCCAGGACAGTCAGCGACGACTTGTTGTCGCCTACCTGGGCACCCAGGGTAAGCAGCTGCTGAGCCATCGCATCGTATTCGCTGGCTCGGGTTTTACGCTCTACAGCAAGATCAGCCGTAGACGTCCAGCCTTTGATTGCGTCGGCCAGATCGCCGGCGCCGTCGTCACCACGGGCAGCTGAGCGCAACGCCTCAACTGAGGTGGCGGTGGCCAACACCTTGCCGTCGATTTCCTCGATCTTGGTTTCGATGATCTGCACCTGGGACACCAGTGCATCAGTGGTCTCAAGGATGGTGCCGATATCGATCCAGTACGTGACGTCGGGCGGCGTTGCTCCCACAGGCACAGGGCCTTTCGCTTGGTAGAGACGCTGATCCAGACGCACGATGTCGCCCTTCAGATAGGGCTTTTCCGGGTCGTAAGCGAGGGCATCGCTCACTTGCTTGATCAGATCTTCCAGCTCCTGCTTGGCTTCCTCGAGGCGCTCATTTACTGAGCCAGGCCCATCGCCTGTAATCAGTTCGATTTCTTCGCGCAGACTCTGGTACAGGGCGCCCTTGCCGATCTTCTCGGCGTAGTAGGCCTCATAGTCGCTCTGCTTGGTGCTGGCCTGGCCATGGACTGCACCAGGTACAGGCCAGAACGGGCCTACGTTGCCGGTCCGGTCGACCAAGCGCGCCCAGAAGAACAGACTTGCCCCCGCCAACAGGCTGTACATTTCGTGCGAGGCCTGCGGGTAGCTGAAGTCGCTCAGCTTGACCGCCGTCGTCAAGTCGGGCGACTCGCTGTACCAGAGTTCCGTCCGTTGGGTGTCCTCCGCACCTGGTGGGAATCCCCACTGGATGCCGATGCCATAGATCAAGCTGGTGGTGGTCAGGAACGACACCGCCGGCGGCAGGCCAACCTTCCCTTCCAGGTTGGTCAGGCTGGAGTTTTTCCAGATCGACGAGATTTCGAATGCGCTTACCGACCGCACCCGGGCCAGGTACGCACCCGAGTAGATCCCGGTGACGTCCACGCTCGTTGAGCCTGTGCGCTGTACCTTGATCCAGTTGCCGTTGTCCTTACGCCACTCCACCTCATAAGCGACGGCACCAGTTACGGCAGGCCACGAGATGTTCATGGTGCTGATGGCAATACCCTGGCTAACCGCGTAGCTCGACGTCAGCGTGACACTGGGCGGCGCCGGTACCACGGTGATCGGGATAACGCTGATCGGGCGATCTTCCAGGCGAGCGCCTGTGTCGATGTGCGCAAACTTGCTCGGATCGTACTGAACAGCCGATATTTCGAAGACCCCAGGCTCTGGCCGGGCCACGCTGACCACCCGGTATAGTGGGACGGCCAAGTCGTCAGTATCCAATGCCCAGACCAGTTCCGGCTCAGGCGTCACGGAGTAAGCCACGGTAACCGTAACCTGCCGGCCACTGACCAGTTGCACGGTGCGCCCCTCGCACTTACCGTCAGGCAGGTTGAGGATCAGTCGGTCGCCGGGCTTGGCCTGGGTGTCGCGGTCCAGCTTGATGACCTTGCCTTTTACCGCTGAGATACGCCCGCCAATGGCACGGCCGGCCAGCAGTTCGTCAGCAATCGGGATCACGTAGCCAGGCAGCGGGATACGGCCATCCAAACCAACCTTGAAGGTTACGGCCCGATCCTTGGAGTTGGTCAGCAGCGCCCACTTACCGCGGCGCTGGGCCTCCGATTCGCGAGTGCAGCCGATAGCGCTGATCTCCAGCGGGTTGTCGCCGTAGCGCCGCTGTAGCTTCTGATCGGTGACAGCCGTGACGTCGGTGTCGTAGTTGTTCAGCGGGTTGTCGTAGCTGACCAGTGCACGGGTGTAGCGGGTGCGCTCAGACGCGCTCGAGTAGGTGAACTTGCCGTCGATGACGTTTGCCCGGGTGTAGGCAAAGTCGAAGTCCGTTGCGCGCGGCATATCCGAGAGAGTGAACACCTGGCCCTGGGCCCAGTACATCATACCTCGGTAGATCGCCGAAATATCGCGCAGCAGTGACCAGGCATCAGCTTTGCTCTGCAGGTTCAAGTTGCAGATGAAGCGCGGTTCCTGGTCACCCTTTCCGTCCGGCACCAGTTGGTCGCAGTATTGCGAGATTCGGTACAGTTCCCACTTGTCCACCATCCACGGCTTGATGCGACGGCCCAGGCCGAAACGATCGGCGGTGGTTATGTCGTAGGTCATCCAGACAGGGTTGTCGGTCCAGGCCTGCTTGAAGGTACCGTCCCAAACGCCACTGTACGAGCGCGACACAGGGTCGTAGTTGCTCGGCACCTGCATTTTTTTCAGCTTGGTCTCGACCGTCACGGCAGGGATGCTACGGAACTGCTCGGCAGAAAACTCGATGTAGAGCAGTGCCGTGTTTGGGTAGCGGATCTTCGCGTCAATCACCTCGGTAAATCCGGCAATCTGCATGGTGTCCGAAATTTTATTGTTGTTCTGGTTTGGTGTGATGCGGGTGATTCGCATCAACCAGCCGGTCGTGGCTTTGGGCAAATCGATACGGCGGGTGCGCTCGTACACGCTGGTGGTCTTGCCATCGACAGCCTCGCTCAGCACCGGCTGATAGGCGCCCCCATCAGTGGCCAGCTCAACCTTGTATTCGATCCTGTACCCATTGATGTTGCCCCCAGCGTCCACGGACTGGAGTGCCGGCCAGGCAAAACGCACGCGCACAGCGGAAAGCTGAGTGTTGTTGATCGCCCTAACCCACGGGGTGCCGCTGCGCAGTTCGGTGCTGATGGTGGTCTCGTTCTCGACCGACGGGATCCCCTGGATATAGGTCTGGTCCACGGCCCCGGTGCGCCACTCCCACTTCACGTTCGGGAAGTTCATGTTCCCTTGAGGGTCTTGCAGCGGAGTGTTATCGAGGTAGATATCCCTGGCCGTTGGCGTCCCTTCGAATTCACCCTCGCCCACGGCGATCAGCATTTTGGCGACGGCAACCGAGCGCAGACTGTCCGGGGCTTCTGTCGGCGTTTTTGGTTTCTCTTCGCCGCCCTTAGCGCCGTGGATGTCGATCTTGCGTACTGCGCCCATGCTTTCCTCCAGGCGAAAAAAACCCGCTCAGTTGGCGGGCATAGTTCTTTTGGGCTTTTAGAGCCCTGCTGGCTTACAGTAGCTGACGTTTAACTCCAACTCCGCACCGCACTTTAGAAGCTCTTTAAGCAATGCGTTTTGCTCATCTGGTACGCTTAAATTTAAACTACCTCGTTTGTTACCGGACTGCACCAATGGTACTCCGAGCAGATTCCCACTACATGCGTAATCTAATAAGGAGATCCCTTGATCAAGCATTGATTCAAAGTCCCTCCACTGCTCCAACTGTCGAAGATCATCTTTCTTGGGCGCGTGAAGATAGTTTCCCAACCGCTCACCAATACTGCGGAGCTCTGGAGTTACGGGAGTATATTTACACCTTATCATTGGATAACCGCCAGACCAGACATCAATCCTTACCTCCTGCACGCACCCATAAAAGGCTTGTTCAACATCTCTTCCCAGTGCAGCAATTTGCCAACCGCGCTTCTTTTTTTCCGCGACGTGCTCTTGGTGCTGAAGATATTCTCTGAGCCGAGATTCAATCCCGAACCTAAGTTCTAAAGCACTATAGAAATAGTACTCCGGCTTTAGCTTTCCTTGAGTATAAAGAGCCTTTGCTCGACTGAGGTGATTCACCGAGCCTCTGAAAAAATCGCCAGCTTCCATGTCGACCTCATATGGAAAAAGACGAAATCATACTTCATCCTCGGCATAAATCGCAGCGCTGATAATTGCCCCACCGACTCGACGCTTGCCGTAGCAGAGCGGGACCGGGTTGCCGGATGCCGTGGTGTTCTTGGCGCTACCGAAGGCGTAGCCAGGGGTATTCTCTGGGGCCGCGCTGGTCTTGAGTCCGCCTGCCTGCGGGCTGAGCATTTGAATTACGCCGCCGGCGACGAGCCCGATACCTGCGCCGATAAGCGGTGTGCCGAAAGGCGTTGCTGAAAAAATCACACCCACAACAATCAAAATTGCTCCGACGATGGTTTGAAGAATACCGCCGCGCTTGCTGCCTACAACCACGGGGGCAATGCGGATGTCACCGGCGCCGTTATAGCTCAACTCCCTCTCGCCTATATTGCGCTTATCGCGGAACACAGCGAACTCAAGCCCGCGCGACTTGGCGTTAGACAGGAACCGCTCGAACCCCGGGATTTGCACACATAGTGCCTTGATGGCCTCGGCGGGCGACTTTACCGCGAGCCTGAAGGACTTCCCGAACTGACGGAGTTGCCCGTGAAGTCGAATCGTTGTCATAGGTTGGTAATTGATCGCTGATGCCTGCATCACTTTCTCCGGACAATAAAAAACCGCCCGGAGGCGGCTTCATGGCTTTCTTGGTTCAGTTGTAATCGACATAGGGGCCAATGTAGAAGCCGGCCATGTCGCCACTGATACGGTACAGGCTTTCCTTTCCAGGCTGCACCGTCGCCGCTATCGTTCGAATTGCGGCGCCTGCGCACAAGCCAGAGCCCGCCAGGCCAGTGCCGAGATTGGGCGAGCCTGGCGGAAGGTAGAATGTTGCCCGCTGCCCGGTGCCGATTTTTGCAGCCCTTCGGCCGTCAACATAGACAACGATGTCGCAACCCGAGCCCATAGCGCCGGAGTCGCGCACAACTGTGATTCTTCCGCTTTCCCCGGAGGGCTTTGACTGGAAGGCGTAAAGTTCATCCAGTAGTACCGGCTTCGCGTCCCTAACCGATATCGCCGATGAGGCGCATCCCGCCAGCATCGCCACCGCTACCGCCGCTATCAAAATCCGCATGCCGTACCCTCTATGGTTTGACGGGACTGTAGCAATGAGGCACCGAAAGCAGAAATCACATGAAGTTAATAGCGTGTGGCAGGTGCATTGAACATAGCTATTCGCTATTATACTGCCCTTTTACTTCAAGGGTGCGAAATAAAAAAATGAGCAGTTCTAACTGGGTCGCAATCGTTTCTGTAGTCGCCACTTCCCTAGCTACGGGCTACTCTACTTATTCTAACAACAAATCCAATACGGACTTGGAAAACGCAAAACAAGAACACGTGCTTTCAGTGGAGAAGACCAAACAAGACAATTTAATATCTCTAGAAAATGCAAAATCCGCTCGCGAGCGAGAAACTTTTTTACAAACGAAAAAGCTCGAAGTTCGCACACAGTACTGCAATGAAGCGAAATCTATATATAAAGAACTCGGTGATGCGGTGGTTAATTCTAAGGATAGCAATTTTGCGGTACAAGCCGCCGCATCGAAACTAGTATCAAAACTTTCAATTCAAGCACTTGCCTATCTAGATAATTCTATTTCCGAAAACTATACAAAGCAAACCAAAAGCTCCAAGACGCTCGATAACAGCGTCATTGTAGGTGCTCTTGCAACACAGGTTAGAAGATGCGCCGCGATGGTACCAAGTGACGCTTAAAATCAGTCCGAACCATGGTTTCCCGAACTTGGTTTTTTTTGCCTCAATATCAGCCGTGTTCGATTATGCCAAGGGCCCCCGTAGATAATTATCTCGGAAGGCCTACCGTATAGGTGATGCAGCAGGAACGGGCCCGGGCCAAACACCCCAGAGTCTTCGCCAGGCAGTGCCGGATCGATGCCCAAGTATACCCCGGCGTGATTAGGGTGAGCAGTACGGCCGACCTGCATGACGATTAGGTCTCCACGTTGTGGCCTGTCCACGCGAACAAAGCCAGCAGCCTCGTATTGCTCCTCGTACAGACTGGCGTTTTCCTCACTCTCCCACCAGCCATCAGTGCGCTGGAAGGCTTCGAACTCAAGCCCCCACTCACGCTGATACCAATCTGCGCATACCTGCCAGCAATCCCAGGCGCCGTGCACAAAAGGACGCTTCAGTAGCGGGGTGCTGCCGGTCGGCGTAATCGTGCGCAGATCGCCTTCAGGCCACGACAAAATGTGCCAGGGCAAGGCCGTGGCCTCGCACATGGCCAGGTCTTGCGGTGACGGCCGGCTGGTGGCGTCCGGGTGGGAGTGAACGATGCCGATCACTTCGCCCAAGTCTTCTGCCGCGGCGTAGTCCTCGGGATCGAGTCGGAACTCTTCGTTCGCCTCCGTGGCGATGTTCCTGCACGGAAAGTACTTCTGCGCGCGGCCAACGGCCAGCAACAGGCCGCAGCACTCTTTCGGGTACTGGGCTGCCGCATGCGCCTGGATGGCAACAATGATGTGCTTGCGCATGGTCAGCTCCTCGCGATCAAGCTGACGGCAGGGAATCCACCGAAGGACAATTCGTTGTTCTCGCCGAAACGCAACTTGCAGGACGACAGGCAGCCCTTGCACTGGTCCAGGGCTGGATCATCGGTAGGGTTGTCCTCATCGTCGAACATGGCCGCGCCGGTGTAGCCGCAGTTCGGCCCCCGATAGCCATTGGTCATGGCCCAGTGGCAGAACGTCGTCATTTGGCGCCCTGGCAGCCCGTGGTTATCGATTTCGCCCGGAGAGGACAGTTCCCAGACCACCGCCTCGCCGTCCTCGCTGGTTTTCTGATCGATGTACCAAATCTCCAGCGCCTCCTGTGTCGGGTCAGCAGTTGGGTTGCCATCGGAGAAGTTGGCCGCATCCAAGTACTGGGCCAGGGTCTCGCGAACCGTCAGCTTGAACTTGAGCATGTCCTCGAAAGCCAGGCACAGCGCGGTGACACGCCCGTTGACGTTGCCGGCGGCGAACGTCGGCCGAGAGGCAGTGCCGTCGCTGCTCGAGGAAATACCCTCAATCTGCACTGGCCAGGCCGCGTACTCTTCGCCCTGCCACCAGATCGACTTCGCTGGCAATTCATCTTCGGAGTGTTCGTAGAGAAGTAGTTCCTCGGGCGTGTGCGGGATGGCGTGACCGTGGAAGCGCAAGTAATCGGCGCCGTACTCGGTCCCGTCAATTTCGAAAAGGCGAATCTCGCCGCCGGGCTCCAGTTTCTGGATGTCCGTGATCAGTGCCATAGGCGGTTATCTCAGGGATGAAAGGTTTGTTGGAAAGTCGCGGTGATGGCGTAGACCTGGCCGCCGCGGTGAATCGGCTTGTAGCCGTTGCATTTGTAGAGACCAAGCTCACCCAGGGGCGGCTCCCAGAGGAAGCCCTTCGTCCCCTTGTGTCGGTCGATGAAGTCCATGATTTGCTTAATACGCGGCTTCAGGCCGGTAAAGGTCACCGGCCAGGATTGCCACCGATTGTTGATCCCATCCTCGACTGACTGCTCGTACCCTTGGCCGAACTTCTTGGAGCGAGCACGCTGGGCAATATCACCCTCCGCGCCCTTCTCCGTTGCCCAGGTAAATCGTTCGATGGCCATCAGCGCCCCTTAATTGCTTTGTTGATGACTCCGCCCTGGCGCATGTCCTTCGAGCGCAGCTCTTGATACTTCTGCTCTACGAAGGTCGCCAACTCCTTGCCGAACAGGTCGTAGCCAGGTGCGTCAGCGGTGGACGATGCGTTTCCATCACCGTCGATATGCACCTCGACGTTGATCTGAGTCGCACCCGCCCCGCCGCCGCCCATAGCCATCACGCCCAGCTTGCCGCTCGACGTTCGGGTCAACGGCATAATCGCCTCTTCCCCGGCCTCGCCCATGACACCGGTTTTGCCGTTGGCCATACCGAACGCTGTTGGCTTGCTTACGATCGAGTTGGTGAAGGCGCCGCCGTCGGCGAACATCTGCACACCGCCCGACCAGGCGCCACCCATCGCCTGGGGAAAGTACGAGCCCGAGTAGCCGCCAGCCGATGCGCCAAGATTCGACGATGCCGCACCAGCGGAGCCCGCGGCCAGGCCGTTACCTCCAGCAGCGCTGCCACCAAAGTAGCTGGCAGCCGCTCCGACCAGGCTACCCAGCAGCGCCGAGCTAGCCTGACGGGTGGCAATGCGTGCCATGTCGGCCAGGATCGATTTGGCGAAGTCCGAGAACGACGCCTTACCGGTCATGGCGAAGTTGACGATTGAGTCCTCCATCGAGCTGAACGCATTGCCGAATAGACTCTTGGTCTGCCCTGCGACGTTCTGCGCCGAATCCAGGTAGTTGGCCCAGGCCGAGGTAGCACCCTTCGTCCAATCACCTTGAGCTGCCTCCACATCCGCATAGTTCTGCCGGATCTGGTCAGTGGCGGCCTTGTTCGCGTCTGCGAGCGCCTGTGACTTCCGCTTGAACTCTTCCTCCGACATATTCCGCGATGGGTCGGAGCGCTGGTTTTCCAGCTCAAGCGACTGCTGAGCAAACCTGTCTTGCTGGCTGTTCAACTGCCCGCTCAGTGCATTTTGTCGGTCACCTTGGCCGACGCCCAATACGGCACGCTGCCCGGCAAGCTCCAAGGCGCGCTGTTGCTGACCCAACGCCTGCACGTACGAGCTAATCGCCCTCTCCTGCTTGGCAAGCCGCCCGCTCTCGTTTGTCGCCAGCACTTCAAGCTGGCTGTCGGCATCCTTCTGTGCCTTGACCATGCCAGCGCGTGCGTCGGCGATCTTTTGGTCGAGCTGGATGCTTTGCGCGGCTGAGGTGGTCTTCTTACCCTTGGCAACTTCTAGCGCGCTGATCTCGGCCTCGTAGGCTGCCGTCACCTGGTCACGCTCGTTGCCGATAAGGGCCTGGCGACGCAGAAGGTAGTCAGCCTCAGATATCAGCCCGGCCTTTTGCGCCGCCTCCAGTTCCTTCTGGTAGTTCTTGTAGGTGTCGGTGATCGCCGCCAGGTCGTTTTTGGCATTGTTGAAGCTAGTAAGGTCGACCGGTGAAGATCCGCCCGTTTTCGACTCCTTGAACTTGTCACGAGTCTGTTTTTCTAGAGCCGCTTCATCCGCAGCGGTGAATGCGTAGCCTGCCCGCCGCGCAGCAGCGATACGCCTTTGATTTTCCTCAAGCGCTTTCGTCAGTTTCGTGGACTTTGATGCCGTAGCGTCTAGGTTGTTCTGCAGGGTTTCATAGGCCTTCGTGCCCTCCTGCATATCCTGAGCCTGGAACATTTCCCGGCGCGCTTTTGCCTGGTCATCCACCTCCTTCTGTAGCAGTGCGGTGATGTCGCCTTGGGCGCCTGACTCACCGCGACTAAGCATCATCATGTCGGGGTTGTCACCCAAGATCATCGGATTCGATTGGGCGTTGCGCAGCGTATTTAGGCGATCTGCAAGCTTGTCGAACTTTTGATCGAATGTCTCTTCGCGCCCGATATCAAGTATTGCGTCCCAGGCACCTTTGGCTGCGCCCTTAACCGAGTTCCAAGCGCTTTCTACTGTGCCCAAGTTGCTCGTGATGATATCGGCACGCAGAATCAAAGCATCGGCGTAGGCGCTCTCCGCCAACTGCTGGGCGCCCAGGGTGTCGCCTTGTTCCTGCAACGCCCGAATCTGGGTGTACACGGCAGCAGTGAGAAAGTTGTACTTGTCATTGAGCGCAACGACAGCCTTCACCGGGTCATCCGCCAGCCTGGCGAATTCATCCACGGTTTCTGATGCCGCTTTGCCGGTAGCTTTTTCGAACGATAGGGCTGCAACAGCAATCTGCTCAAAGCTACTGCTTACGATCTTGCCGGAGCCAGCCAACTGCGCCAGAACCGCCGCTGCCGCTCCAGTGGTGCCTACGGTGTCGCTGACCTGTCGCGCCATACCCCCTAGCGCTGAGGATGTTGCTCCTGCGTAATTGCCGGTTAGGATCAGTGATTTGTTATAGCGGTCCTGCTCCTCGCTACCCTTGTAGTAGGCAACAGCCAGGCCTCCAATGGCGGCGGCTACCAACCCGATGGGGGCAGCCAGTGCCAACATACTGCCCATAGAGGCACCCGCCCCCACTCCAATCTGAGCTATGGCCCGTGCACCGCTACCCCAATCACCAGTAGACAGGGCGTTCCCGAGTTGAACGACATTTTCCTGTGCCTGACGTGTGCCTAGCTTCAGCTTGTCGAAACCAGTGGTGGTTTTTTCGAGCTTTGCGTAATCCTTGTCGATCTTGCTCAGGGCGCTGTTGTACTGGTCCTGGCTGATTCGGCCCTCGTCGAGGTGCTTGCCCAGTTGCTCGACCTGCGTGTCCAGCTTAGCCAGCGCGGCACGGGCAGGGTCAATAGCCCCCAGCAGGCTGTTGAGGGCCTTCTGCTCGTCCATAGCGGACTTGGCCAAGGCCACCTGCTGCTTGTCGAGCTGGGCCGAGATCTTCGCCGCCTCGGCCTCGCCATAGGCGCCGGTCTTGGTCAGCTTGGTGAGAGCGTCACGCTGCTTTGCCAAATCCTGGGTGGTTTTGGCGCTGGTGGACAGCGACTTTTCCAGCGCCTGCATTTCGTTCATCAGCGAAACGGCGGACTGCTCGGCCCGGCCGCCGGCCTTCGCCATTTCATCCAGACTCGTTTTCGCCTGGATTGCATCGGCCGAGTCGATCTTGACGCCGAGTTCTGCAATATTCATCGACTCACCTTGAATAAGTGCCCGCGGTTACGGGCTGTTTTCCCTCTCCTCCGCCATGACGCGCAGGGCCTCGCCTTCCAGCACCTGGAGGTCTGGGAATATTTCAGCGAGTTTCTTTTTCTTAATGCCGAGGAAGCCGGCCACGTCGCGGATGCAGCTGTAGTCGAGACCTATCGCGCCGCCGGCGCCTGCTCGCCACTGGGTGGACATTCGGTTGAATAGGACGAAGGCAGACCAAAGGCACGGCCAAACCTCGAACTCTTCTTCCATGTCCTCTGCGTCCCAGCCGAAAGCCGCGATCTGCTCGGCATCCGGCGGGGACTCATACAGGGCGCGGGCGGCGCGGATCAGTTTCCCGTGCGAGCCTTGGCGAAAGCTGTCTGGTACGCATCCACGACGGCCTCGGTCGTCCCATGACACGAAGTCACCAAAGCCTTGATGCTCTCGTCATCGAACTTGTCGTCGAACTCCCAGCCTACGACCAGATCCTTGATTTGCTGCATCTGGTTTTCGGTATCCACGGCAATAATTTCCGATACCGTTGGATTTTCACCAAAGCGCTCTTGGCCGTCCTTGCGCCGCTGATTCCACTCATCGAACAGGGCCGCCAATTCGATACGGCTTCGATACCTGAACGTGAATTCAACCTTCACTGGCGCCTGTCCAACGACGGGGATCATCACCGCGCCCAGAAACGTCGGCGCCTGGGCAATCTTGAATTTCGCCATGATTAAGCTCCGCCGCCAGCAGCAACAGGCGCGCGATACGCAGTGATTTCCGCGTTGATGGTGAACCCGAAGGAGACAGCGGCGCCTTCGTTACGCACCAGGGTCGGCGTCTTGTTGAACGATGCGTAGCCAGCGTAGTAAATCGTTTTGCCGTTGGGCAGCGACATACGCAGGATGCGGACTTCCTTCTCGCGGTCAGCCTTATCGAGCTCTTCGTACCAAGCCAGGCTGTCATCGTCAGCCAATTGGAAGGCGAAAGCCTGTGCGTTTTTGGTGGTTGGGATCTGCTTGTCGCGACGAGCCTCGAGCGGCGTATAAGTCCAGTACTGCTGCTCGCCGCCGGACATGGAGTTGCCGATCACCTGATTGACGGCTACCCAGCCGGTAACTTTCTTGGCAGTACCGCCGCTGATGCCGTCCGGGAAGAAAGCAACATTGGATGTGTCGATGCCTTCCAGGGTAAATGCGCCAGCGGCAGCGTTGGATACACGCACGGCGCGCTCGTTGATGTCCTCCCAGCCAGAGGTGATCAGCAGAATATCGCCATTGGCAAAACCGTTCGCGGCGCTGGTAGCGACACCCGGGTTTGCGTTGCTGATTGCGGAAATCAGCTTGGCGGCGGCGAACCCGCTGGAGATCGAAAGTGTTGCCCCGTTGGGGAAATAAACAGACATGGGTTTTCCTCTTTGCAGAAATGACAAAACCCGCACTTGGCGGGTTCAGGATTTGCCCAACGGGCGGATTATGGTGTGGTGTCGGACCGGTACGAGAACGACAGCGGGACGGTGTAGGTGGAGTCGCCGGTGATACCAGGCCCCTGATCTACCGGCGTCATCGGCGTGACAACAAAGTCGTTCTTCGTGTCTCGCACGTACAGTGGGAACAGGCCGGTCAACTCAGCCATAATCGGATTCGTTTTGGTCTTGCCGGTGCCCGCCGGCGCGATGATGCTCACCTGAAATACTCCGGTGAACAGCCGGTGATCGCCGCCCAGAGTGTTGCTCGCTGTATCACCGGGGATCGTGAACGCACGAAGGTAAGTCTCATCTGCCGCCGGCGTGTAAGGCGTGTTTTCAAAAACGATCTTCAATTTCTCTGGCCTGGCGGCGTTCCAGGAGATGAGCTTGGCCTCGTATATCGAGGAAATTATGGCGTGACTCATACCCGGTTGTTCCTGATGGCCTCAAGCACGATCTGCTGGAAGCGAGCCACGGTGACCCGGACCATACCGCCGGGCGCCTGGGTCGAGTGTCCGAACTCCAGCGGGATGGCATAACCGAGGCTGTTGGTGATGTAGCAGGTGTCGCCTGCCTTGAATTCGATAGCTCCAGCAGTGATACGCGCCGTTGACTTGGTGCCTGTCGGGTCAACCTCTTCGGTCGTGGCGTTGTTCGGTGTACCAATACTGAACATCCAGTTACCGCGAAACCTGCCGCCGACGTAGCCCGCCGGTGCGACGATGTCCATGCCGTCGTGCACCTTGCGCCCTGGCCTTAGCCTGCCGGCCTTTGTAAGGTTGGCCGGGTCGCTACGCAGCGCGCTGTTGTGATCGTCGACGGCCTTGTTGTATTGGGTCGCCACAGCGTTCTGCGCCCAGATCTCCGGGTTGCCCACGGGAGACATGCGGATCAGGCTGCTGCCAATCTCGATGATGATTTCTCGCAAGCTAGCGTCGATGGCTTCGCTGGCCTGGGCGGCGAACTCGGCAAGGCTCAGGGCGAAGCTACCGGACTGGCCGGCGCCTGCCCGGCTCACGACCGCACCTGCAGTTCATACAGGATCGGGGTGCCGGCGGGGTTAACCTCTTTCAGCGGCGGGACGATCGACCAGGTGCGGCCTTGGGCTACGACTTTGTCGAGCAGACCCGGTACCCAAGCCAATCCTTGCGCGGCGATCTTGAGCTTCTTGTCGCCCTGCTTGATGAGGCCGTTGTTTTGGAATTCTTGGCCGGTGAAGTCGAGCAGGATGCCTTGGGCGATTTGCTCGACGGTTGCGCCTGGCGCTTCGCCGCCCGTCTCCGGATCATACTCACCGGGTTCCGTCTTGCTTATAGTCACGGCCTGACCGAGCTCTGTGATCATCTCCAGAGCCATCACGGCCATTTCATCGTAGAATGCCATGCTCAATTGTCCAAGGAGGAAATATGAATTACGGAACAATAAGTGACGACCTAAACCGCGCTTCGCGAGAGATTCGTGAAAATACCAGCGGCACAGGGAAAAGCCTTGAAGACAAGTTCAAGGCGAGAAATTCCTATCAAACTGCCTTTGAAAAGACAGGGTTTGGCGCCAAAGCTTCTAAGGAAATGGCAGAGCGAGACTTCCCTTTAGACCAGCCCGTGTCTTTCGATAAATTAGATAAGGCTGTGAGGACTATTAAAGATGGAGATCAGGCCATCAGAAATGCGTATCCGTTTCTGGACATGTATGAATTATCCAACGACTGACTAAGCCCTAACAGCAAACAGCCCGCGCTTTTGTAGATAGTCGGCAAACTGCGTAGCACTGGGACGATCCGGCGCCGCCGGCAATAATCGGCCGCTGGTGTTGGAGATCGTCGCGTATTCGCGGGTTACCGCTCCTTCGACGCGCTCTAGCGTCACAGCGCCCTTGCGCTTGTCGATTGGGTCTATGTCGTCCTGATGGATTTCGGCGGCCAGGGCCATTTGACCGTACTGGATCCGCGCAGGAAGGTAGTTGTTCGGCTTAATTTCATGATCCAGCGACACTTCCCGGCGCGGCCAGGCCAGCCCCTGCTCGCTGTGTGTCTTGCGCCCCTTCCAGGTCATGCCATCCATCGCTAGCGCGGCCCGTCGCAGCAACGCTTCCTGCGCTGGAACACCTTCGGGGATGACCGTGCCGAACTTCACGGCATACATGGCCAGATCCTCGGCGCTCGCGTAGCTTTCGGCGTCAGGCTTGCCGGTACCGTCCTCGATGATGAGTGTCATGCGTCAACTCGCTGGAATGGTTTGAAAATTGGCCACCGGGTCGCCGGCAGCCAGCAGTATTACGCCTTGGGCAGCTCAGCGACGAGCTTTTCCAAGGATTCTTTGGAGGCGTTTGCCCGATACTGGACCTTGGCTTCGTCGAGCGTTGCTTTCAGCGCCGCGATTTCACCGGCCTCGTCAGCCGGCGGCGTGAGGGCAGACTTCTTGAGCGCTTCAACCTCTCCGCGAAGTGCGTCGACAGTCAAGGCCAGGCCGTCACGTTCAGTGGTCAACTCATCAACCGAAGCATGGATGGTGCCCAGCACGTCAAACAAGCGCAACGCCAGGTCGCCGGACTCTGGACGATGGATTTCGCCAGCTTCCAGGCCGTCAACAAGGATCTGGATTGATCCATGCTCAGCACGCAAAGCCGCGATCACCTTTTCCAGTTCGGCTTGATTGCCCGCGCCAACAATTTGCACCCGTTTAGCCTCTTTCACCGACACGTCGATACCGGCCGCTTCATACGCATCGACCACGCTCGGCCAATCGCCAATCACCAGCACGCTGGTCACACCAGCTTCAGGCTTATCGAAATGTTCCGGATTGCGGTAACGCTTCTCCGGATCGAAGCCGCTCAGCTGGTTGCTGTAAGTCAGTTCCATGTGTTTCTCCAAGGCGGCCATCGCTGACCGCGCGTTGAGTTTGGGGCTTAACCGCCAGTAACTGGAGGCGTTGCGGTCAGCGTGATCATCACGCCAGCGGTGACCTTGTTGCTTCCCGCGTGTTTGACCCAGTTGGCAGCGGAGCCGACGGCGGCCAGGGTTGGGTTGGAACCGCCAGTGGTGGCTTTCCAGCTGTAACCCAGCACATCGATATTCACGGTGCCTTCGGCCCGGTAGCCGATGCTCAGGTTTTCTTCGTCGTTCACTTCGTAGGAACGGAAGCCTGGCGCCTGCGACTCGGTGATGGTTACCGCGTTTGGCAGCAAGCCGAAGATCACGTCCGCCGGCGCGGTGTCGGTCACCAGTACAGGCTTGCCCAGAGTGCCCGGCAGGCCACCGTAGATCACAACGCCAGCTTCTTCGTAGATCTTGTTGGTGATGGCTTCGTCGACGATGTCGAAGTAGGCGCTGGAGTGCATGACCCACAGAGCAATACGGCCGAACTTGTCGCCGAACTTGCGCATGCCGCGAGTCAGCGTCTTCTTGCCATCGGTTTCGATGTTGGCCGAAACTACCATGTCAGCGTTGGAGCCGATCGCAGCACGCAGGCCAGCAGTTGCGTACTGGATGAAGCCTTCCAGGGTCGCGTCAGCAACGTCGGCACCGACGATCTGGGAGAACTCCTCGACCGGACGACCGCGGCGCTTGAACGCCTCTTCGGTGGTCTGGTACGGGCCGTACTTCCATGGAGCCTTGACGCCGACAGCTTCGCCGGCGCTGATCTTCTTGGCTGTTACCTTGCCGTCCGAGTTGACGTCGCGGTGCTCCAGAGAGCCGTTCAGCTTGTAGAGGGCGCGCTTGCGGAAGTCGCCTTCAATCAGTTCATTGTCCAGCACCATTGCGCCGTTGGACGATGCGTTGAATACATCCAGGTTGTCCTGGACACGCTCCAGGTATGCGGTTTGCGCCTCATCGTTGTAGATGATCAGGTCGCTGTTAACGGTTGTAGCCATGGGTCAATCCCCTTACTTGGGCAATGCGAGATATGCGGTTTGGCCGTGCTTGCGCTGAAAGTCGCGCTTCTGCTCGGAGGTCATTTCGGAGCGCTTGAATGCAGCCTTGCCGCCACCCCCGCCCGGGGCAAATGTCCCTGAAGCCCTTGGCCACAGATGAGGTGCGCTTTCGCGCAGAGACTCGGCCCATTCGAGCGGAGTCAGAGGGGTCTTGCCGTCTTTACCGAGGATGACCTGGCCGGATTCATCAACGGCGACTGCATCGCCATCTTCGTTGAGGGTGAACACTCCTTTGGCGCGCAGGATGATGTCGTCTGTTGCTTCGGGGAGCGCACCAGCCTTCAGTGCTGCACCGCGCACCGAGTCGCCCAGGACTTTGCCCTGGAACTTCGCAGCGAAGGACTCAGCCTTCTCGGCACGCTCGCTGATGGCCTTCAGTTGCTTGTCGTAGTCACCGCGCAGGCGCTCAGTGCGGCGGTTGAACACTTCGTCCACCTTGCCCTCGGTCAGCAGCTTGGTTTCTTCGTCCTGGCCAGCACGGCTGAGCAGGCCTTTGACGGCGTCGATGTCGATGCCCTCAAACTGGGTTTCGAACTGGGTCAGCTTGCCGGAGGTTTCCTTCAGCTTGCCCAGCAGTTCCGAGTTCTTGGTCTTCAAACCGGAAACGGATGCTTCAACGGCAGTCGCGATAGCGGCCTTGATTGCCGGGTTTTCCAGGTCGATTTCGTTTTCTTCTGCCACGTTGATGCACCCCTCGGGTATGTTTCGCCCGCTTTGCAGGCAACAAAAAGCCCCGACATATGCCGAGGCTGTGATTGAATCGAATGTCGGTATAGAGCTATCCCTGTCAGTCTTTTGATCCGTTAAACGCGATGCGATCTCCCCCTAGAATCGCTAACCCCACGTAACCAAATCCGTTAGCTTCGGCTACCTCCCTAACTCTCTTGAGCAGCTTTTCAGGATCTTTTGCAGCATCACCGATTACAGGGACACTACTGGTTAACCACCGGGGATCTCGCGCAAGGCGCAGAGTGTTGAGCACAAAGTCAACGGTGTGATCAAAATCCTGTTGGGACTGTGAATGCATGGTTGCCACCTCTCGTTTTGGGTTTACGAAAGGCTAACATCACAAAAAGCATCATTTTTGCAGGGGTTTGCATGCTTTTCACACGCCCGCCTGCTCAAATGCCAGAGGCTCCAAAACCTTCATCTGGGCGAGTGTTAACGGCGCAAAGTTGCGATCAAGCTGCAGTTCGGTGAATCGCTCGACGGTTAATCCACCCTCCCGGAACAGCTTTGCTCGAACAGGACCGATTGCGGAATCCTGAAACGCTGCTGGCTGCTGCTGTAGCCAGTGGTAGTAGTCGAGACTGGCGTTTACCTGCCTACCTCCGTCAGCGCCTACAGATGCCCGTGTGGCGTCCTTGGCGAAAAGTTCGCTGAGCCTGGTCAGCATGATGAACGTGGTTCGGCAATTCGGGTGAAATGGCGGCCTTGGGCCAGACTCAACAGGGAACCTGCGGCCATCCAGTGAGCGGCATTGCTGGCTGGTCTTGCTGTCCAGCGTTGCAACGATTTGGATCTCGGACACGATGTCCGTGTTCGCCTTGGCCACTTCCATTCGCGCCTGTGACGACACATGCTGGATCGCGGTATGCACGACCGTACTGGCGTTGCGGTTGGTGATAGCCAGGATGCCGTCTTTGTACCCTGCCGCCTTGGTGCCGCGAATGTTGCGGATGATATGGAAGTTCGTCTGCCCTTCGAAGAAACTCTGCCGTATGGTGCCGGTGACGCGCTCACGTTCGGCGCCGGTCCAGCCCTTGATGAAGGCTTTCAACAGCTTGCCGCCACCGGTACCGCGCACGCTGAGCGGGCTGGTCAGTACCGCGGTACGGATTGCAGCGGCGGTCGGCGCGACCACATCCAGCGAAACGCCAACCGGCGCCGACCTGGCAAGGCTGGTCGCCTCGAATTCAGCCTCGTAATTGGCGATATCCACCAAGTCGAGGTTTAGTTGGGCGCTGTACCGGTCGAAGATGCCCAGTAACAGGCTGTCGACCTCCTTCAGCAGCGCTTCCAGGCGCTTGACGTTGTACTCGGTCAGGTCCGACTGGGTGAGCCGGTCGCGGATAGAGCGGTCAATCTCCTTGAGGAAGGGAGCGAACTTGCCCACCTCCCCGGCCTTGAGCTTTTCGAGGAACACCGCGTGCCGGATGGTGGCGTCAAGTATTGCCTGGTTCGCTGCCATCTACTTTGTCCTCATCGTCCAGCCCCAGACCATCGCCCTGCTCTTCCAGCTCGCCGTCGATTTGCACGTCAGTGCGCTCTGGTGCGATCAATCCAAGCTTGCGCAGGTAAGCCCGCAAGTCAGCCTTGGCGAATCCGCCGTTTTGCCACAAGCCAACCAAGGCCGTGATCATTTGCGGATCAGCAGTGAGCTCGACGAATTCCTGATTAACTTGGTAGGCGACCTTCTTGTCGGCAATACCCATGTAGGTGCAACACCACATGATGGCTCGCGTATAGGCCTCACTCACGTTGGCCACGCATCCAGCAAGAACCGATGTAGATGCTGATTGATCGCCACGGGACTCGGTTGCGGTCTTGGTCGCAAGCGAAGCCACCACCATCCGGGCGCCCAGCTCGATCATCATCTGGTTCTTATCGGCCATGGCCTCCTTGACCAGGGTGTTGGGCGTGGGCTGCGCGTACCCGAATGCGCCCCCAACGGGCAGCATCATTGGGGCTCTTGAGCCTACATAGATGCCGTTTTTCTCCATCCAGTCGCGCCAGGACTCGTCGAGCCCACTGATCCACGGCTGTGCCTGGCCGCACCAGAACACGCTGTCTTCGTAGTCAGCGCTGTTCCGGTAGTGGCCCAGGTTGATCATGGCGATGTCGTAGAGAGGCGACTCGTCAATGCTCGGGTCGTTGTTCTGTGCACCAACAAAGGTAAACGGGATCTCCCTCAGTCGGCCGCCAGCACCTGTCGGGCGGAATTCTTCCGTAACCGCCAGTGGCCCGCCAGTCTCAGGTCCTGACCGGCGCCATACTCGACAAACGAAGCCGTCTTCCTCCAAGGCCAGCTCCCGGTACTGCTCAACCGTCTTGAAGCCGAAGCCATCAGGAATTTCCGGCGATTCCTTCAGCACCACCAGGGTCAGCACGCTATGACCGTTCACCATGCCGGTGCGCCAGTTGATGACTTCTTCGGCGCAGTAAGTGAGGATCACCGCATGCCCGCCGATATCGTCGTCCTGGTGATAGTCGACATACAAACCATGCCGGCCAGCCTCGAGCACCTTCTCCAGCGTGCCCTGGGAGTGCTGATAAATGCTCACGCCAGAGCCGTTGGCGTTGTCTTGCAGGTACTCCAGCTTCTTCGGCACCTTAAGTGTCGGATCTTTGTGGAAGGCCAAGCCGAGCAAACCGTTACGAGTATGCCCAGTGGCATTCTTGAATACGGCGCGCTCGCGGTAGGCTCGGTTCCGGTCCTGATTTTCCGGCGACTTGTCGTGTGCGTTGATATACGGCAGCCGATCTACAACCCGGTGCTGGCCCGCGCAGACGTCGCGAACTGTCGCCCAGCGGTCCAGCACTGCCGTGTATTCCGCCCGCTTGAAGGAGACGTCGTTGCTCATCGGGCGTATCCCATTTTGATGGCGGTGACCGGTTTGATGATCGGGTACTCGCGGTGGATGAAGTAGCCGCCGGCGTCGTTCGCGTGATCGATGCCGACGGTTTTGTCTGGCTCTCCGTTCGCGCCCCACACCTGCTGCTCCAGGCCGTCGGCATAGGTTGGGCAGGTGAGCGGGTTGACCAGGTAGCGGCGCTCGCCCTGCGCATTGCAGAAGACGGCGTTCATTGCGTTGATTCGGTCCTTCACCGGCGGGTTTACCGCTGGAGCGATGACCGCGAACCCGGCCTGCTTGAGCATGGCAAGGTCGGTGATGCTCGCGTTCACAGACTTGCGCGAATCGCCAGAGGCATCCGGGTAGATCCTGATCTCGCACGTCTTCTTGAAGTCGTTGCCGTCGTGCTGCCAGTAGCGCTCTTTGATGCGACGGATCATGTCGGGCGTGTCGTAGCCGTCGATCAGCTCATCCACAGCCCTGGGCAACCCCTGGTCGCGCTTAACGTGGGTGATCGCTGCCATCTTGCCGACGTTGAAGTCCATCCCAATGAACAGTGGTTCGCCGGGCTGCACGGTGTCGAAGCATCCGTTGAGCTTTCGGTCATAGGCCGTGTAGATCGTGCCGGACGTCAGGTTGACGAACTGACCACGGAGATAGGCCTGGATCAGTTGCGGCGGATACGACTCCATCAGGGAGGCGATGTAGTCGTCCGGCAGGTTCAGCTCGTTGTCGAACGTGCTGGCCTGCACCAGGCCGTACATGTCGTTAAGCACTGGCTTGTCGCGCAACTGCTTCACGAACTGCTGATAAACGAACTTGAAGCCCTCAGGCGTAGTAGTGACGTCCACCCCGTTCTTCAGTCCGGGCAGGTTGTAACGCATCCGGGCAATGATTTTGCGCCAGGCCTGCTGAGCCTTCAGCAAGCTCATCACGTCCAGCTCATCTACCAGGGCCTGACCGATCTTGAAGCCGACGATGGTCTGGGGCTTCTCCATCGAGCGGCATATCACAGTGCCGCGGTACTGCCGGCCGCTGTAAATGTGAACTTCGTGGTTCGCCTGGTTGATCTTGGTCTTCAATCCCCAGTCGTAGGCCACCTCATCCATGGTCGGATAGAAGATGTCTCGGATCTGCGGGTAAGTCGGTGCGAAGTAACCAGCGTTGACGCCGGGCCACTCCATGAAGTGCTTGCTCAGTGCCGAGCAGCCTACCCAGGTCTTACCTGAGCCGAACCCGGCAACGAATGCACGAAACTTGTGGGGCAGTGTGAGGAACTGAGCCTGGGGAACGTTAAGGCTCGGCATTCGGCTTCCTCGCATCCACCACGTCGACCTGGATGCGGGTCGGGATCACCGGTTCATCGCCAACCTCTTCCTTCCGGGCCCGGTTGACGTAGATGTCGCCGGCTTCCTTCGCGGCCTGTTCGAGGATCTGCATGGCCAGGCCGATGTTCTTCATCGACTCAGCCTTCTCCACAAAGCGGTTCATCGCGCGGAGGCGAAAGGCGCGGTTGGCAATGGGTATGTCTTCAGTCTCTTCGCGGAAACGCTTTCTGGTCTGTTCAAAAAGGGTCTTCCATCTGTCCGCAAGTTTCTTACCTGAAACCTTCGTCGGGTCGTGTGATTCGACCTGCTGGCGGGTGATGCTCAAGCTGAATTCTTTCTGGACCGCCTCAACCACCTGAGAAGGCGTATCGAAGCAAGCGAGAGCCTGTACTACAAAGGTCTTCACCTCACTGCTTAGAGCTGCCATAGGCGTTCATCCGTCCAAACCTGTCCAAAATCAGGCCGACTTGAGCAGACAGGTTCCGCAGGCCCTCGCAATGTTCAATTTCCCCACCTCGGCAGGACTGTTTGCAGCATCCACCAACGCTTGAACGTCAGGGCTTGCACCATAGCGGCGGACGACACCGACGAACTCTTCCACGTCGTGGCCCTGCAGCTTGATCTTCGGTGCACCGTCTTGGGTGAATGCTGGTTGACCGTACTTGTCGGTCGCGTGAGCCAGGTGATACAGCTCGTGCTCGATCAAAGCGCAGAACTCGAGGTCGCTGCACTGGGCGCAGTAGTCAGCCGCCAGTGTGATGATGAAGGCCGGCACATCGCCGAACCAATCACGCATCTGTTGCTCCATCCGGGCTTTCTGCCAACCGCCAGCACGGAACGCTACCTGCTCGGCCTGACCGAGGACTGCGCGGCCCTGCTTGGCGAAGCTCGACGACGCCCACATGACGCGGATGTCTGCATCCAGTAGGTGGGCATGGTCTTCGTTTTGGAGGCTGCCGGTGTCAGCGAGAATTTCGGCCTGTACCCATTCCCAAACACCTAGAGCTGGCACAACTCTCCCAAATGCGCCCTCATGCAGACACGGTGGTGGATGAGGACGATCCATTATTGCTCTCCCAAATATCGTGAGCCCTTTTACAAAACCTCAAGAGCGAGGGGTTCTGGTCGATAACATGCGATCAACCGATGAGGAGCGGACAAGAATGCCAAACGTACGTGTATCTCGAAAGGACACGTTTCCTGGGTTCGAAGACAGATTGCTATCTGTCGAGATCAATGGCTACCCGGAAGGCATCTCAAATGGAGAAAGTACGAGCATCAAGACTAAGCGACCCGTTCAGGCAGTCGTATTGCTCGCTGGAAAGAAAGTTTGGTCGGACGAGATCAAGCCAATGCCAAATGGAAAGTTCAGCCTGCAAATCGGCGTGACCGAAGATTACGCACGCATGGCTGGACTGATTGAGAATAAAATCTGCGACGACGTTGTTGATCAGGACAACATCAAGGCCGCGGTCAACCCAGCAGCCCAGCGAGCAATAAAGAAGGCTGAATACTGGCGGCTTTTTAATAAGCTGCGAACGTTTTCGTTCTTTGGGGCAGCGATTATCTTGGGCGTGCTGGGGCAGGCGGAGATCCACAAAGACAAAGGCGCGGCCATTTTATATATCGCCGCCGCAGTTTTCAGTGGAATCTTTGCAGTCTACTACGGCAATCTCCGCCCCGCGTCTTGCCCAAAGTGCAACTCCACCGCAGCCCGACGCTACAACCGGGTGCAGAAGTTGATTGGCGTCCGCTCGGTGCAGAAGATCGTTCAGAACCACGTGACAAAACAGGAAGAGCAGCGGACTGTCACGGTCAGCGACGTTGATGTCACTGAGTTTTGGGACTGCCTTAGCTGTCAGCATAAGTGGACGAAGAGCTATGCTGATGTGGTGAAGTAACCATCTGCTCCCTTTATAAGTTTCTGTACGCGCCACGATTTGGCGCATTCGAAAACGTGGCGCGGATTACTGCGATACCCGATTGAGGGCTTCGTCCGCTTTGTCGGCAGCGTGGGCCGCAGTCGTTGCAGCCTTGGTGGCCTTGTCGGCGGCGGTACCGGTTTGGCGTGTCAACTCTTCCAGGCGCTTGTCTCGTTCGCCCATGGCAGTGTCGTAGGCCTTACGAATATCGGTCACCTGGTTGCTCTGGTTCTCTGCAAGAGACCAGTAGGCGGCCTGATAACCGAGAACTGCACCACCACCCACCAGAACGACTGCTATGGCCCAGACCTCAGCACGGCGCCACCAGCGGCGCGCGATGAATTCCAATGCGCATCTGTCCATTAGGCGATTCCTCCCAGCTTGGTGCGCAGGCGAGTGATCTCGTCGCTCTGTTGCGTCACGCGGTCAGTGAGTTGGGCGACCTGGCTGGTCAGCGCTTCGATCTTGCCTTCCATACGCCCAACGGCGGCGGCCAGATCATTCCGCTCTTTCGCGAACTGATCGGCGCGTGCCTCGGCCTCTTTGCGGGCAGCTCGTTCCTGGTTCAGCAGCTCGTTCAGTCTTTTTAACGTGCCGATATCAGCGCTATCCATGGCGCGGTCAGTTGCGTCCTTTGAGAGGAACCGGCGCAGCCATAGCAGGCCGCCAAGCACTACGGTGGCGCTACCGCCCAGCCAGGTAGCTGTGCCTGGGCCGAGGTCAGTAGGATCCATCGTCACTCCATGTCTTGTTGTTCTCCCGGTCAGGGAATGAAGGATTAAATAAGAATTTTCGGCAGAAAAGTCAGAACCGTCCTGCGTCTTTTGCGCAGAATTCATGCAATTAATCCCACAGATAAAGGACCTAATCAGAAGGAATATCAATTGCTAGTCGTGACCAGAACACCCAATCAGCGCCTATACATCGGCGATGAAATCCAAATCAAAGTGACCAAGGTTGATCGTGGGTATGTGTCCCTCGGCATCACGGCGCCAAAACACCTACCTCTCGTGAAATCTGAGCTGCACGAGAGGCCTTCAGATAATGATCTGACCGGCCCCGCTGGGCGTGCGGAATAAAAAAGCCCGCTCAGTGGCGGGCATATGGCTACGTGCTATCGTCATTGCCCTTATAGCAAACGATGGTCCGAGCCATGGCGAAAACAAACATTGAGCGCTTCGATGAGATGAGCGCTGACATCTTGGCGTTTCTATACGAGGGTTTCCCGATCCCCTCCAGCGTGAGCCCGCAGGTCGCTGGATTAACCGTTCTCAAATACCTCGAATACGACCCCTCCACGGAAAATTCCGTAACAGAAGGCGAGCGCGATCCCGAAACAGAATTCTTCGATGCCACACTTGAATGGCTGGTGCACGCAGGTTTCATAGCGAAAAGAGCAGCCCCGGTTAACCGGCAAGTCTATGTACTGACCCCATACGGCCTTCAAGCACTCAAACATGTGCCGAAACCTTCTCTTGGGACCGAAACTCTTGGACAAAAGCTATCTGCCGCAACCAAGGCGGGCACCAAAAGCGCCGCATCAGAAATTCTTAATCAGGCCCTATCCATTGGCGCACAACTCATAACCAAACACGCAGGCTTTTAAGACTCTGGACGCATCAGTTCACGGCACAAAAACTTCAGCGAAGAATTTATCTCACTGATTTGGCTTTGCAGATCAACAGTGCCTTTGTTGGAAGGCTCCAGTTCAGCTACTCGACGCTCGTACTGCTCGAGCGTTTCCTGATTAAATCGCAATGCTTCAGAGAACTGCTTCTCTCGAGCTGCTGCATCAGTGTGAAGCCTGGCAACCTCTGCTAGCTTCGCCTCCTGCGCAATAACAGCCTCGACAGCCTGGCGATATTCGCTCTTCATGCTCAACTCCAGAAGTTTGCGGATTTGAATCAGCCCCAGCAGCACTCCCAGCTCGGAGCAATGGGTGTGGTGGAGCCGAAAACTGGAAAGGCCCGCGGATTGGCGGGCCTTGTAGTAGTTGTCAGGTTTTAACGGAATTCTGCGAAATTGACAGATGCTGGGCGTGATGGCATTGTGGAATGTTACCCACGATCAGTCTTGCATAGATAGACACGCCAATGCGTTCCGCCTTGCTAATACGGATGAAAACCATGAGTGACCAGTACGCCCTGGTTCTGGAAGCAACTAAAAAAATAGAGAATTTGCTCAACGCTATCGGATCTGAAGGCCGTGGGCTGACCGAGAAATGTCGATCTGTCGAGCACCTTTTGCCATCAGAGATCGCCTGGTCAATCAAAAAGATCGCAGCGGAGCGAAATAAGCTTGTTCACGAATCCGGATTCAGTCTAAGCAACGCCGATGACTTCTCCTTACAAGCCGGTTCGGTAATAGAATATCTGCAAAGAGCAAGCAAGCCAGATCACTCAGAAGGCAAGCGCCAAGGTCTTACCACCACAATTCTTAAGTTTCCAGATCAGTCGGACGCTCTCGCCGAGATGGAATGGTTTTCATCGCAACCAATATTGTTCCCAATAAAGGAACAGCCTGAAGATGATCCCGATGATTAATTAAGCTTGATGCCTTACCTAAAAGACAAAATCCATAAACAAAAAACCCGGCACATTGGCCGGGTTTCGTTGGATTATCTGGGAGTAAGTTGCCGAAGGCAAAACTCTAACAGTGGCGATAAGGTATCACCAGCCGCACGGGAACGCAATAGGCCCTCATGCGGCCTCGCGCATTTCGTAAATTACCGCCGCAATGGGGCTCAATGCTCGCCGATCCAGATCCTCGCAGCACTCGAAGATCAGTTGCAGCACGCCACCCCAATCCCGCTCCCAGTTACACGACTCCAGGCGCACTTCGTAGACCTGCCACATCCAGGCCCGGAACTTCTCGGCATTGGCCAGCGGGTCTTCGTTGGACGACTGCCCGCCCTGGTGCATATGCTGATACCGACGCAGCACGCCCTTGACCACGAATTCCAGCTTCTCGCGCTTGGCCGCGGTCATGCGCGGAGACCGGTTCTCCACCAACAGGAACACGACCTCTTCCGCCGCCTCACGGATGTCGGCGCTCTGCTCGGCGGCGTACATGAAGTCACCGAATACGCGGATCTGCGGGTGTAGTCGGGCGATTGCAGACTGGATATGCCCAGCCAACGCCCCGTGCACCGCGTGGTTTGCCGTTGGACCGCGCTCGGTGTTCTGCACCACCACCCCGAGCTGGACGACATCAGAGGTCTGGCCGGGGGCTGGGTTGTAATTGCAGTCATGCCAAGCCTGGCGCGCTGAGTTGATCTTCATGCTGCCTGCCCCTTCTTGAGTTCTCTGGTCTTTGCCCGGTATTCGGCGGTGATGGCTTTCAGTTGCTCTACGGTCTCTTTGCGTGGCGTGTGGTCGGCTTCGAGCGCCTCGACAGCCTCCAGGCCTATGCGGGCGATCAGCCCTTCCCGGAAGGCCTGCGAAACCGTTTGGCCCTTTCGGGCGTACTTGGACGACCCGGCATTACAACTCTTGCACTGCAACCAGATGTTGTTCGGCACCAGCCGCAGCTCTGGCCGGGCGCCCTTACCGAGGAAATGACCTGCGTCGAATGCCCCGCCAGTCTTCCAGCCCTGCGCTGCGCGGATTTCTTCCTGGCTCAGGCCGCAGCTCATACAGCCGCTGCCGATGCTCAGCTCGTAGGTTCGCCGGTAGTCCCGCACAGCCTTCTCGGAATCCTTCATGTGGTCGGCGCGACTTTTCAGGGCCTCCTTGCGGACCTTGATGTCCTTGCGCTCGATGTCGGCCAGCGCCTTGCGTGCCTTCGGCTCATGCCTGGGCGCGTCGACCATCGCGCAGGCCGGACTGCACACCGCCTGCCCCATCCGCGAAGGGACGAATAAGGCCCTGCACGTAGCAACGCGGCATTTCTTCGGCTTGGGCTGCTTCCGCTCAATCGTCATACAGCCTCCTTGGCTTTCTGCTGCTCATGGGTGAAGTCGCCGCGAAGGGGCATCAGGTGGTGGACACCAAACGCAGCTAATCGCCCATGCAGCCTCACCACCCAAAGATCCCACTCGGCCACAAACTCGATACCCTGATATTTTGCGTCAGAGCCTTCATGGAAAAATTTGAGTAATTCGACCTCGCAGCCAGCTGGGGCTTCATCGCCTATAGGTGCAAGGGTTAGGGCCAGGTCGCCCGGCTTGAAGTTACGGCTCATGCGGCCTCCTTGAATGCTTCGAACTCGGCCATTTCGGTCAGGCGCTCTTCCGTGAGCGTCGGCCAGTCATGCAGCACCAGGTACGCGCAGCACTGGCGCCAAAAGTCTTGGAATGTCTCCTCCCCCATCGAATCGTAGGAAAGGCTGCGGGGTGTCTTGCGGGTGAGCTGGCCCAGCCCAGGAATGTCGAACGCTTCCTCGTCGCAGTACACGCCTGACTCCAGTTGCAGGGCCTTGATGGCGTCGTGGGACTGCTTGCCGGAAAACCGATCGATGTTCTGGCTCAGCACCCGGCCCAGTCCATGGACCAAACCGTTGAACCGTGGGTTGCGCGGCTGCTTGAGGTCGGCGCGGATCTTCGTGTTGATCCGAAAATCACGCTCTCGCAGGATCGAGCGGTCCGCGTCGGAGGACGGCACGAACGCGGCCACCTCCTTGCCGGTGGCGGGATCTACCAAGCGGCGCAGAACTAGGTAAACGGGCATTGGGCGCGGCTTCGCTGGCTTGGTCATTGCGCCGCCCTCTTGGCTTCCAGTTCCTGGGCCTGCTTGATCAGTAGCGCCCGGCGATCCGCCAAATCATTGGCAGCGTCAATCCGAATTTCGAGCTTCCGCTCCTCGCTGACCTTCCGCATTTCCAGCATCGAGCTCTTCACGATCTCAAGCTTTGCGCGCAGCAGCGGCTTTGGCTGGGTGACGGTTCCGGTGAGCAAGCCAGCGATGGCGCGGCCGTCCTCAGTGACCGGGTCAACGCTCAGGTCAGCCAAATATTTCTGGCCGTGTTCGCGCGGGATACGCTTCAACTCCACCGCCTTGGCGACAGCCTGGATACGGCGGTTGGCGTCGAAGCCCACGGACACGTGCCAGTTGACCGACTTCGCATCCTCGCGGGCCTGGCCCACGAACCGTTGGTAGGCATCGATGAACGCCATGCGCGCACCGATCTTGTCGCCGCCATCCAAGATGGGTTTCGCAGCAGCCAGGGCCAGTTGGATTTCATCGGTCAGCACCACGGTTTCAAATTCGTCGTTGGTGGTCATGGCGATGGCCCAGGCCTCGTCCTTGCCGGGGCGGCCATCGGAGGACTGGACGCGTTGCAGAATGTCGGCCATAGCCAGCTTGCCCTTCACCTCAAAGCGGCAGGCCTTCAACGCGGCTTTGACGACCGGCACCGGGTAGGCGCAAAGATCTTCGGCCATCATTGCGGCAGTGCCTGGGTTCATTTCCTGCCCCATGGCCTCGGCCGTCGCACAGATGGCTGCGGCCAGCCCGGCGACCTGCTGGTCGTTCATTTCAGAGGTATTCATTGCGGTCACCTGCTTGGCGTTTGGCCAGAACCATCTGGGCGGCCTGCTCCGCTGCGGAGTGGTTCGCCTCTGTCCGCTCCATCTGGCGGGCTGTCGTGCCGTTGATGCGCTGCCCGGTCACCCACTGGGTGTGGTAGCTCTCGGCGTTGGCCAGCAGCTCGTTGAGGCTGTGGCACTTGCGCAGCACAGCGGCGTCGCTGGTTTTCAGGAAGTGGGCGGCAACGTGGTGGGCTACGTCAGCGCCCAGGCGGTCGACCAGTTGGCCGAGTTGGCCGCCTACCTTGGCATTCCACACAGGCCAGGCGCTGTAGCGTTTGCGGTAAGCCATGGCGTAGTTCGCCCAGACCTTGAAGGTTTTGCAGGCCTGGTCTTTGGGGCCCGGCATGTCGGCGGGGATTTCAACCCGTGGAGTGTCGGTGCGATCAACGACCAGCACTAAGCCGCGGGACTGAGCCGCTACGACCTCGGCGGGAGCCGGGGGTGCAATTGGTTCAATGATCGGTTCTATGACTGGTTCAAGAGAGTTACTGATTCTGGGTGCAGGTGCTGCACTACCCCCTGGTGCAGGAGATTCACTAGGGGGTGAAGATGCTGCACTACCCGGGTGAATCTTCTGCACTACCCCTGGTGCAGGAGGTGCACCATCACCGTCGAGGGTGAGGAAGTAAACGTTCGATGAGTTCCCCTTCGGGCCACCCTTTCGGATTTCCTTGCGCAGCAATCCCGCGTCACACAAGGCTGTGATGTGGTTCATGACAGAGCGCTTGCTGATCTCGCACTGATCGGCGATGTGCTGATAAGACGGCCAGCACTCGCCTACGTCGCTGGCGTTGTCGGCCAGCTTGATCAGCACAAGCTTGCGCAATGGATTGCCGACGCGAAGTTTCATCGCGGCGACCATAAGGCCCATGCTCACGCGGCACCTCGCACTGCTTTATCGTGGGTGAACAGGCCATCCCAAGTCTTCTTCATGGGCAGCTCGCCGGCCAGGTACAGGTCGTACAGGCGTGCGGCGCCCTTCTTCAGCAGAACGGGCGTGTAGGAGATAAACGGGTCTTTGCCGTGCGGGGTGACTTCGACCTGGTGCTCGGTCATGTACTTGTCGCGGGCGTACGAGCCAACGCGGTGACGGGTCCCGGACTTGCTCTCGTTATAGAGCCAGCTTCGGGCTTCCAGGTAATTACCCACCTGCATGACGTTGACCCCATTGAGGCCCTTGCAGAACTGGGTGTGGGTCATGCCTTCCTTGAACAAGTTTTCCAAGGAATGGATCTTCGTGGCCTGCTGCTCGACCTGGGCGGTGAGCATCAAGCGGGCCTTTTCAGACTCCATTGCGATCTGCAGGATGTCCATGGTGGAGAGCTGTTGTGGTTGCGCAACCTGCCCCTCCAGTTCCTGCCAGCGGTCGATAACTCGTGCGCGGTGCTCGTCGCTGTAGCCAGCCACAACCAGATGCGTGTCACGCTCGGTCAGGTCGTAGACATCGATCGGGCGGCCGCCGGTGGCTTCACGCCGAGTTTTACGATCTGATCGTAAAAGCCCTTTGGCAAAAAGGCGTTCGATGGTGGTGATGACATCGTTGTGCCGGGCCTCGACCAGATCGGCGATTTCCCGAGATGACATTGTCCGCGCCACGTTTTGCGATTGCGAAAAACGTGGCGCGAGATTGGTGGGGCTATTGATCGATTCGGTGTGTTGGTGCATGATTCGCTCCAGTTGTTTACTGCTGTAGAAAAAGCCGACCTCGTACGTCGGCTTTTTTGTGCCTGGAATTCAGGCGATGGATTTCAGTGGCCGCGCCCCAGCGAGCAACTGCTCCGCACGACGCCCCAGCTCCCCCGCCTTCGCTTCAACCTGGCGGCACTGCTTGGCGAATGCTGGCAAGTGCGGCAAATCCAGTTCGCACATCACCTGGTCGTCGAACACTTCGCTGCCGGTGTCGATCACATCGCCCAGCGCGCGGATCAGCGCACCGAAGCTTTTGTTCGCGCATTGGTCGCTAGTCATCTGGCGGGCACCGGTGAGGCCATGGCGGCTCGCCAGTTCGTTCACACAGTGGTCGCGGAACTCAGGCTCAAGGGCGTTGACCCACGACTCTTCCAGCCAGGAAGGCATTTCTTGATCGCCGGACAGCCAGCGCTGAACACGCTTGAGCCAGCGGCCGGTCGCCTTCACAAAGTCGGACACGTCGTTCTGAAAGGTAAGCGCGGTGAAGTCCGGCACCTCTTTGGCGATGGCCTTATCCGGGCACGACAGGTGCAGTTCGCGGCTCAAAGCCTGAGCGAAGTCGTCCTGGCTCAAGCTGGTGCGCGCGATCTGATTTGCAGCGTGGGCGACCAGTACCTGATCACGGGTTTGTACGGTGTGTCTGGAACTGGACGTATGCATGGGGACTACTCTCTTCTAATCTGGCTTCAATGGAACGGCGGACAGGGATGTCGCTTAGGCGGCCCGAACATCCGTAGAAGATTGCTGCGGAAAAACGCGATCCAAAGTGCATTTCGCACCTAATTCATTCAGCGCCTGGACGATCTTCCGGGCATCTTCAAGCTTCAATGGGCGTGCCCCCGACTCGTAGTTAGCGAGCCGCGACTGCTTCCAGTTGAGCTTTCGGTGCAAGGCTGCCTGGGTGATTCCGGCCTCCTCACGAAACTCTGCTATGAGGTTCATTGCATTGCTCCTGCGGTCATTAAACCAAGGATAAACACATAGCGTGTTATTGGCAAACACAATAAGTGTGCGGAATTTATTTCACTCCGTGATTAAAATTCGATCCATGAAGACACTCGGATCGCGCATCGCTCACTACAGAGAAAAAGCAGGGCTTTCTCAGGCTGCCTTAGCAAAGGCGTGCGGGTGGAAATCCCAATCGCGCATAGGAAACTATGAAAAAGATGCTCGGGAGCCAAACCTTGACGATATCGCCAAGATTGCCCATGAACTGAAAATCGATCCGGCAGCGCTGCTTTTGCCTGGCGAAAGCCCCTCGAATATTTCAATCGCCGCCCAACCCACCAAATCATTCCGCTACCCAGTAATCAGCTGGGTCGCCGCCGGCGCCTGGGCGGAGGCCGTTGAGCCATACCCAGCTGGATTCTCGGACAGCTATGAGTTCTCGGAGTACGACTCCAAGGGCACCGCGTTTTGGCTGAAGGTGAAAGGTGACTCGATGACGGCACCCGCCGGCCAGAGCATCACCGAAGGCACGCTGATCCTTGTGGACACTGAGGCTGAAGTTGCACCAGGTAAGCTGGTCGTTGCCAAGCTGCCAGACAGCAACGAAGCGACATTCAAGAAGCTGGTCAGCGATGGCGGGCGGCTGTTCCTGAAACCGCTGAACCCGAGCTACCCCATCGAGGCTGTCGACGAGAACTGCCGGATCGTGGGCGTGGTTGTGCAGGCGTTGCAGAAGTTTTACTGAGAAAGTCCGCGATTTAGAGTCCGGCACTTAGAGATTTTCGAGTTTTTTGCAAGGAGTGCGATATGCCTGTAGTCGCGGTATTGAATGAAGAGTCAAGGCTGCCCCAGATAGCTAGCGCTTTGAGCGCTTATGGCATTGCCGTAGCTAATCACCATCATCGTCCAGGGGCTTCAGCCCTTGCAGATTCGCTCAGAAAGGTATTAGGCCCGAGACCTGATGGAAATCAGCTGCAATGCCACGAACTACCCCTGCTAATCGATGGAGATCCTTCGTGGACCAGCGTACTGGTTCTGCCTCCAAGCTATGAGTACAGTCATGGTGAAACCACAGCTCTTGCAGCCAGGGCTCTGATCGCTGCAAAAAACGCTGCCGGTAAAGGAATGTTCTTGCACTACGAGCCCTAAACGCAGCCAGCGCAACACCTGAGTGAATTTCAGGTCATTCCGATGGTACAAATGGGGGGCAAATAAGCCGAAGCAATCCCGAGTAGGCGCGTAGTTTGGTGCGGAGGATGCTTCAAAGCGCTGTAATAGAATAAATAATATATAAAAATCGTTAGCCAATTTCTTTGGCTCTTAAGCTGAGTCTACGACAAGGATTGAGCATTCATTCCTGGGGAGGAAACATGGAAGTCAAAGATGCGTCGTCCACACTTTATGTTGCAAGTGCAATCCGAAAATGGGCTGTCGAGAAAGGCCTAATTGCCGCTTTTCCTGGATCCATTGAGGCTAACCTGACCGGAGGTGTGGAGCCTATAATTGCCTCGGTAGAGATTGAAGCTCTACTCAGGCAAAAGATGCTTTTAACCATCGCTTACAACGAGCGCGCGCGGTGCATTTATCTTTACACCAAAAAGAAGGTTTACAACAAAGACTTGAAGACGCTCCCAACAACCATTCACGGCTGTGGAATTGCATACACGCAGGGAGATGTGGACGAGATCGGAAAGATGCCTAGTCAGGCTCAGGGCGCAGCCTTCAGTGTGGTAGCTGACCCAGCAGGACAGTCAAGATACGCATGCGGCTCATCGATTTCTCCGGGTAACTCGCGCTCGGCCGGGACGCTTGGAGCCCTCGTCAGAGACGAGGGAGGAACCATGTATGGTATGACCAATAACCACGTCACGGGACTGTGCAACCATTCATCCGTTGGCGTCCCAATTCTTGCACCTGGAGTGCTTGACGTGGATGCAGGTCGTCTTCATCCATTCACTATAGGGCTTCATAAATCGGTTCTTGAAATGAACGTAGGGACCCAAGGCAATATTGATATAGCGCGAAATTCCGATGCGGCCCTATTCACAATATTGAACGACGCAGTTGTCTCATCGCTGCAGGGCGGGCTCTACGACACGCCAACGCTCGTTGAAGACCCTACTGAGGGCATGCTGGTCGAGAAAGTTGGAAGAACGACAGGGCATACCAGAGGAAAAATTGTAGGTAGAGAATTGGGCCCGCTCACGGTGTCCTGTTCCGCTGCGGAGTTCAGCTTCACCGGACACATCATGTTCGAGAACACATGGATTGTTCACGGTGAGGGCGAGGCCTTTTCCACTGGGGGCGACTCAGGATCCTTGATCGTATCAGTGAAGGAAAATGGCGAGCGAGCTGCAGTTGGTCTACTATTCGCCGGCGGACAGGACGCTATTGCCCCTGGTAACCAGCGAACCTTCTTCCTCCCTATACGTCCAATCCTAGAGAGGCTTGGAGTTCAACTTGTAGGAGGACATCATGCGGACCTTGGAACGTGATCCATATTCTGCAGCAAAGCATTTGCTCGCTCGGATCGACGCACCCAGCGGAGCGGTGAGCGTTTCCACTTTTTCTTGCGCGGGGAGCAGCCTCGCTCTACGAGTATTTTTGCGCCAAGACTTCCGACATCTGGCAAACAAAGTTCCCAGCGAATGGGAGGGGTTCAAGGTTTTATGTGAAGTGGCCGAATTGCCCAGGGCCTATAACTAATACCATCGTTAATCTCCCAAGCCCGGCTCAGCGCCGGGCTTCTTGTATCTGTGCTTTCACGATCTTTTCACAGGGGAGCGCCTATTGTGGCCACTGCTCCTTGTGAAGATCCTTTAAGCCCGCTATCCCCCATCGCGGGCTTTTCTTTACCTTCAATTCCGTGGTCTACGCTATCTAGGCCCTCAATTGGAGACGACGCAATGCTTTCCCCCTACTCCCTTCCCGATATGCTCGAACGCATCTACGAGAATCAACTCGCCCTGGAAGCGGGCACATATGGAGCTGACATTGCTCGTCGAAAGCCAAGGCAGTGTCGAGGCTGGCGGCAATGTTCGCGGTGCGCTGAAGACGATCGGGGAGAACACCGGGCATATCAAGCAGGGGTTGGCTAGGGTGAGGGCACAAGGGCCTGATTGATGACCTGCCCACCAGTAGTGGCTGTACGCCACGAATGTTAAGGTGCTGGCTCAGTCAGAGAGAGACCCTCATGCTTAAGAAATTGCTCGCTGCTTGTGCCGCCTCGCTTCTTCTTACCGGGTGCGTAAAGCCCACTCCAGAGCAGCTTGAAAATCCGGACTATGGACCTTATCCATTCGACTACGATCGTACGATCAAAGCATATATGGCGCGGACTCAGCCGGATCCCGATTCAACAAAGTTTCAATTTCTGGGTGACCCTATTCCGATGTGGAATGGCATCTTTGGGCTTCGATTCGGGTATGGGATGTGCGTCATCGTGAATGCAAAGAATATTTATGGCGGCTATGCGGGGCAAGAATTGTGGTTTTTCATGCTGCGTGGCGATCAAGTCATGGAGACAAATAGCGCTCGTGTGGGTGGACACCCAAAGGCATTTGCTCGGGTGAAGTGCGAAAAAGTTGGCTTCAACTTGAGAGGCTGAACTAAGTCGAACCCTTGAGAATTTAATAAAGAAGCCCGTCGCGCGCGGGCTTTTTCATGCCTGTAGATTATTGCGACGTCACCGAGGCTTGCGGCTGTGCAGAAGGTGGAAGGCTTACAGCGCTCAGCTTGCCAGTAGCGTCTTCTGGAAGCGTATACATGGCACCTGTCAACGGATCAACGATCAACATACCTATCAAGCCGCCAATAAGCAGGTTGCCCCAGTACCAGCCGCTTACAGTCGACTTTAGAGGGACAGTTGTTTCTGCATAGCCGTCTTTTTGGAAGGTAACGGTGTAGCTCTGGCTTTTAAAGTAGCCCCTGCTCGTCTCCAAAATCGCGGAACCTGGAGTGACGCCCTTATGCAGCACACCTCCACTACTGTCCTTGATTACGTAGTTGGCATTCGTCGGAAGGCTGTACAACCCAACCTTCGGCTTGCTATCGCTAACAATGCTAGCGCAGCCGCCCAGGGCAATCATTGCAATAAGCACTGCGACTCCCGCCGCCTTTCCCATCTTCATACCATCACTCCGTAGCGCCTTCATTGGCTTGGCCGATGCTCGGCCGGCGCGCATTGTATCCGAATGATGGCAGTTAGACACCCCGCCACAGAGCTGGGCTTTTCTGGGCTTAGGGCGTCTCCAACCAAGCGGTTTATGCATTTATGCATGAAACTCCTTGCCACCCTATTGCCAATAAGATGCCAACAACAATACTGTACATGCATACAGATTTCGCAAGGAGCGAAGCATGATTCAGGCACCCTACTATCCATCAAAACCACGAAATTCCTACGAGCTTGTCGGCCGACGCCTGCAAGGCTTGATCGCCTCTCCTCGGGTACAGAGGATTCAACTGGTCGAAGTATCCAAGCGCGACGACGAAAGCCCTGAAGCCTGGCACCAGGTCATCCAGGATATCGGCGACACCGCTGGCATAAGGATCGAGCATTTGGAGGGCGGCGCTGTCAGGATCGGCTGGCGCGAGTACTGCGATTCCTAAATGAGCTCGCCGGTAGGCGGGCTTCCTGCTACCTCCGTCCCAATCAATACCACACATCGTGATTCAATCATGAAAAATACAAACACATCACGTGTTGACACAATAAACACACTCTGTGATTATCGCCTCAAGCCAGCAATGAAGAATGTCGGCCAGCAGCGAAACCTGCGCCGCTCTTTAGCGATACCCCTTGCCGGATCACCACCGGCCCAGATTCAAAGGCAGCGATGAACCGGCCTAAACGGTTCAGAGGGTTGGCAACTGACCCGGGCGTGCAGCGTAAAGCGCCAAGAACAGTTATCCAGCGGGAGAACAAGCCGAAAGGCCCGCGGTTGGAAGAACATTTGATTCAAGCCGGTGACGGCCGCCAGTAGCGGGTCACGGCGAACAGATTTCCTCGATGACCTTGGCGACAGGGTCATCCGGAAAATCAACGGAGTAAACGAAATGCCGAAGTTCAGATGCGCAAACAACCAGGAAGCCGCCGACAAGGAATGCCGCAAACAATGCCGGCTTGCTAAGCAGAGCGGTTGCACGGTTCCTTACAGCCTGTTTCGAATGATCGACGCCAAGGTGCCGCTGTCGACCATCCGTGCAGTGTCCCGATAGGAGGAGAAGCACATGCCCAAGTACATGCTCGACTACATCCGGCTTTGCCGGGAATGCAGCCTTGATCTGCGCACGATTGGCAACATGATCAGCATCGTGATTCCAACTATGCAGCGTGAGGCCGCCGGTCTGCGCAGCGCGGTCAGCGAATTTGCCGGGGCCTTCCCTGAGCTTGAGAAAGACGCCGAACTGCTGGAGTCAGCAATACGCGCCGGACTCCAGCGCTGTTCGCCTCAACCACACCAGCAAGAGCTGTTCGCAGCATGACGGACCTTTTCACTGATGCCCATCCAGAGCGGTGGTCATTGGGAAAACAACCGGAGCAAGACGAGATGATCATCATCGAAGACGACTTCACAAGCGGCGCCCAAGTGAGCATGCAGATGGACAAAAAGGCGGGTGAGCTGTTTGTGTTTCATTGCCCCGCTGGTCAAGGCTGCAAAGTTAACAAGTGGCCTCTGGATAGCTCCCACATGCCAATCGCGGTGGCTCATTATGAGCAATGCTGCGAGCTGGAACGTGCCGTCTAAACAACCAACGCCACGACAGCCTGTCGTTAACTGCCCGATGCTCTCTATGAGAGCGCATCGGGGTGTAATTTGGAGTTTGCCTCGGCGGATCAGGGGCGCCCTGCGTGCGGGGTGGGGTTGACTAGGTAGCGCTGCCGAAATCGACGTAATTCTTTTGGGTTCGAATCCCTACCAAATTACACCCCGATGCGGACGAAACTGCGGCCTATAACCGCCCACCTGCATCACTCGGCGAATAGTTCAACCCGCATTGCGCAGGGTCAGCGCCAACCTGGTATTGGCGAGCTACCTTGATCTGGCACAAGCGCCGTGACAGTCGGGAAAGACCGACACACACCCCAACTGGAGATCACCATGCTCCTACTGTTCCTGATCGGCGCAGCGCTCAGGCATGCGCGGCCAGAACCGCCACCTGATGACGGCCTGCCAACCGGTCACTTGCGCTTCCATCGTGAGCGCTGGCGTTCTCGACCGGGGCTCTCGGCGTTCTGACGCTGACGGTCCCGCCCCCAAAATCAACTACTGCATCCGAGAGGCCAGCGTCCAACTGGCCTTTCTTTATCCCGCCTCTACCCGTCAGCACTCCTCCCCCGCGCCCATCGGCAACCAGCGGGAGGCATGAGTGTTGACGAATACAGGTGAACAACCCGCCATTTTGGAGGCGACCATGTCAGCACTACGCAAGGCTCAGTTTGAGCACGACGAACAACTGCCGCCTCCGGTGAGCGAAACCTCTCAGCAATTGGCTCGCAGCGAATGGCTGTACAACGCAGCCGAAGAGCTAGCCAGAGGTGGAAGCGTGATGTTCAAGCGCCACTTGCACCCCCAGCAAGGCGTCACGGCCTACCAGTTCGCACTGGCTGTCGATGAGTACGCCAACAACCTACTTGCTGACTGCGGCGTCGACACTCCAGTCCTGGGCTACTTACTGATCGCAGGGATGGCGGGTTCGAGGGTGAAATCGGAAGCACTGGAGCTGCTTGGCCGGAGTGACCACCAACTTGGGAAGCTCGGCGAGATTGCCGAACGCCTCCTTCAACCTTTGGCTGATGACGCTCTTATCGCCCAGGCCGAGGACAACGAACTGTGAGCCCCTACGTTGAGATCGATAAAGCGTTGTTTGCGCTTGAAGATCCAGACAAGCCAGCGCTCGACGAGATCCTAGCCGAGGGTTTGATCGTCCGACACTTTACTTCGGGCGCCATCAACGCAGAAGAATTCCACTGGTATAGCGCCCGTCTACTGGATGTCAGCCGGCGGCGTAAGGAGATTCAATGAGCACCGCACCGGTTAAATCCCTGATCGACGAGCAGCTCGAAGATATTAGCGCTCACAACCTGCGCGAGGCCTACAGCCTGGCCGAACGACGTGGTTTCTTCGGTCCACCGGTTGAGCAATTCGCAGAACCTGGCTACGGCGGTCGAGTGCTCCAGGTCCTGCGCTACCGGGTTCAGCAGCAGGATTAGCAAGCAAACTGATCAGCCTTTCCCCTTGTTCTTGTTCTTCGCACTGCCCTGCCGCGCTTTGAATTTTGGATTGGATTTGCAGATCACGTAGATCCGGCCCCGGCGCATAACGATCTGGCAGTCACGGTGACGGTTTTTAGCTTCTTTGAGTGAGGACAGCACTTTCATAGGTGAGGCTCCTTGCGATGAGTTGAAATGTTATTACGTATCTTAAATACGAATAAGAATGTTTATCAACTTTTATTTCCCTCCCCCTACTCACTGCTGCGATCGTCGCGGCAAGGATTTCTCATGGCCACAAACACGCGAATTTGGGACCAGGTCGACACGACCGACCCTGATGCGACTAAAAAATACACTGGCGCAGGTGGTTTTAAGGGCACTGCGATCAGGCCAACCTATCTCATGCGCAAGGCGACCGAAATTTTCGGCCCATGTGGTGAGGGTTGGGGTTGGAACGTCCTTGAGGATCGATTTGACGAAGGTGCACCGCTCCAGGGGCCCACGAAAGAGTGGCCAGAGGCTCCGATGATCTGCGCGAAGCTACACACCGTAAAAATCGAACTTTGGTACTTGGGCAACGCTGGGCAGAAATGCACGGTTCAGCACTACGGCCATACGCCATTTATCTACCTGCAGCAGGGAAAAATCCTTACCGACTGGGACGCGGCGAAAAAATCGCTGACCGACGCTATCGGTAAATGCCTGCAGCCCCTGGGGTTTGCCGCCGACATCTACATGGGCATGTTCGACGATCCGACCTACGTCGACACCATCACCGAAGAGTTCAAGCTTGAAAAGGCCGAGGACAAGGACGCCGAGATACTTCGCCAAAAACAAGAGCGTGTCGAGTGGCTTGCTTCCGCGGTCGAGACCATCGGCAAGGCTGTCACTACACACGAACTCAAGCTTCTGAACGTGAAATACATTCGCGAGGCAACTCGCCGCAATGAGCCCACTTTCATAGCGCGAATCACTCGAGCATTCGAAGAGCGCAAAGTTGACCTTGAAAAAGGTACGGAGGCAGCAGCATGACTCAGCTCTACGCACTCACCGGCAAACTCGCCGAACTTCAGGCCATGGCCGACACCGATGATGAGGGGCTCAAGGAGGCCTTGCAGCACGCAATGGACGAGGTCCAAGGCGACTTCAACATCAAGGCTGACAACATCGTCATGTTGCGCCGCAATATCGAAAGCGACGTGACAGCCATCGAAAACGAAATCGAGCGCTTGGCCGAACTCAAGCGGATCAAATCCAACAGCGTGTCGCAGATCAGCGACTACCTGCGCCGCAACATGGAAGCAGCCAACATCAAGTCGATCAAGCGTCCGCTCTTCACCATCACACTGGCCATGGGCAGCGAACGGGTGATCGTGGACAACGAAGATGCGGTGCCGGACGAGCTGACCACTGTGAAGTCGAGCATTGCTCCGGACAAAAAGGCCATTGCCGCCAAGCTCAAGGAGATCCGCGAGCATAACGAAGCGGTGCGCAAGCGCGTGGCAGCCGGTGAAGACGCTGAACACGAACTTCTACCCGAACCTACCTGGGCTCACTTGGAGCGCGGCGACAGTTCGATCCGAATCAAGTGAGGTCGCCATGTACGTCAGCAACCACCTAAGCCTGGTCGAGGATCAGCGACAGCACGTTGATTCAATCGCGGAACGTACAGCGCAGTTCCTGGCCGCTGGCGGAACCGTAGCGCAGTTACCAAGCCCGCCACGCAAACCGCTGCCACCGCCCCGCTCCACCAAGATCGATCCCGAAACCATCCTCAAGCGCCGCAAGCCCCCGATTCCAAGGGCTGAGCGTAAGGCGCTGCGCAAACTTGCGGAGGCGTTATGAGCGATCTGATCAAGGATCAAGCTCTGGAAGCTCTTAACTATGATCCTGAAACCGGTATTTTCACCCGAAAGATTAAGACGTGTGGTCGAGTGAAAATCGGCCAGGTCGCCGGGTTTGTCAGGAGTGACGGTTACCGCATGATTAGGGTTCGGGTAAAGCAATATCTTGCTCATCGCCTGGCTTGGCTGATGGTTACAGGAAGTTTTCCCGAGAATCAAATCGACCATATAAATGGTATTCGCGGCGACAATCGATGGTGCAATCTTCGCGCGGTGACCAAACAAGAAAACGACCGGAACAGGGCTGTTCGTTGCGACAGCGCTTCTGGCTGTATCGGAGTCCGCCGGCATACCCGCGCCGACGGATGGGTCGCAAGGATCACGGTCAGCGGCAAGCGCATAAATCTTGGGTATTTCAAGGACCTGCTTAGCGCAGTCGCTGCTAGAAAATCAGCCGAGGCGAAGCATGGATACCACGAAAATAGTGGGAGGCGTAGTCATGGTTAGAAAACCTAAAAAGCGGTGCAAGCCGTATAACCTGCAGGCGCGCATCGCCCGGTCGTGCCGCTCGCTGCTGGTCTCCAACCACGTCGCCGTGGTCAACATCGACCCCAGCGGCCGCCAGGGCATGATCAATTACAAGTCGCTGAAGAACATCGCGCCGGGGAAGACTGGCCAGGCCGTGTGCGGCATTCCCCACCGGTGGACGATCTACCTCAGCGCCCTCTGCATCGACGCCCTCGGCGACCGCTACAGCAAGTCGATGGAGGTGGCGCCCGATGGCGTCTACCTCTCCGACCACCTGGAAGACGTGATCGAGCATTGCTACAAGAAGCTGCGCGACCAGGCCAATCAAAGCCAGATGGTGGCTTCTGGCTGGATCGCTATCCCCGACACCCTGTCGCTAGGCGAGGAACATGCCGCGCGGATCTTCGAAGCGGTCGGCGCTTGGCGCCAGGTGAAGGTCGACTCATGCGCCGCATAGCTCGCATCCACCAACGCAAACGTCAAACCTGGCTCGCACTGCCGGCCAGCGGAATAGAAGAGGTAGGCCATGGCCAAGACTGTGCAGGAGCGCTCGGCGAAAACCGCCAGGAAGCGCGTGGCACTTGCCGAAGAGGAATTGAGGCTCAGGGTTCGCCCCGGCACCCGCCAGGCGCTGGCCGAGCTGATGGAGTGGTCAGGCATTACTGAGCAAGGCGAGGCGATGACGCTGATGATTCATCACCTGCATGCGCTGGGTTCGGCAAAGTGCCAGCCACTGCTGAATCCGCCGCGCCACGTTTTCGAACCTACGGAAAGCGTGGCGCGGGAATTCCGAAATAAAAGCCTGCTCGCCATCCAGAAAGACCCGGGCGACGTGATCCTACACCCGCCACGCATGTGATCAATCTTTCGTGACCCTTTCCATTAGCGCTGAAAAGACCTCAATGGATACGGTGACGATTCCAGAGTTCGGATACTTAGGAGTCCTCCACGGGTCAATGAGGGCCAGCGCAGTAAACAAAGAGTTGACGATGCCGACCTGGTTTTGAATGAAGGTATTTACGTTCCCTGCCGGTTTGGGCACGCCCTCAGGTGTCGCGTACAGAATGGTATTCCTGAAGTTCGCACGTTGCTCAATGAGGGTGCGAATTTCAGAGATCTTTTCAAATCCTAAGAGAAGCTTCATCTCATCTTGAAATTCTTCAGCAAGCGTCCTTTCTCCCTGCATGATTATGTGAAGTGGAGGCGTCGGCTGAACCTGCACATCCAAATTTCCGAGCTGTAATCCCAAGTGCAGTCCGACACGACCGTCCACTTGATCGAAGAATATGCGGTGCTGGCCGAAATTATCACCTGCTTGTGCTTTTCGATTACCAAACCATTGAATGACTGTACTGACAAATAAAATTACCGCGTGCTTGTGCGCATGATGCCTAAAGTACAACTTTGAAGATCCTGGATAATTCTGCTCTTTTAGGGAAAATATTAGGGCTGTAGCTGCTTCCTCTTCCGCACAGATTGCCCGAAACGCGGCCATCATTGGATCGATCGCAGATATCTCAATCGCTTTCTCAATATGAGAAACCGCATTTACAGACGCCCATTTGGTTCTGCCCGAGCACCCATCTATGAAATCCCGGAATTGGGCCAGAACCTGTGCGCCGCCATCCAACGTGTTCTCGTCCATGAACCAACTCTCTTCGAATTTAAATTTTCAGAAAACTATCCCAACCCAAACCAAATTGCCACCACCGGTCACGGAGGGCGGCGCCTGACTGGAGATAATCCATGAAAGAGCATGAAAGAACCGCGCTCGCCGCCCGGGTCGCAGAAGACCTGGCCCAACACCAATACACCCAACTGGTGAATGAAAACGGCGTCGAGGTTTGGCGCTGCGCACGACCAGGCAGCAGCTGCTACGGGTTCGACATCTGTGTTACCCGCTTCGGCATGAGCATGATGGGCGATATCGGCCCGCTCGTGTTCCACGTCGGCTCCAGCTACGGCCTCAACTTTTTACGCCATCAGAGCGACGGGTATCTGCATGAGAAGCTGGATGGCGACATCAAGCGCGTGGTGATCGACTTCGACGCGATCCGCGATACGGTGTGTGAGTGCGTCGCCGGCCGGATCGATTACGAATTGCCGAGCGATGAAGTGCCTGAGTGGATAGCTGGCATCCCGAATAAGGGCGCCACCCTGGAGCAGGCCGAACAACTTGTTGAATGGCTGCGTGAGCGCGATGAGGCAGAAGACGAGCGCTTTCCGTTCGCCGAACTGGCTGACGTAGTTGAGGAGGTTGAGGTCTTTGCCGATGGCCGCGACAGCGAGGTGGTGCTGGCCTATGACTTCCTGCGCGAGCACGAAGAATTGATTGGTGGCAGCGACCTCTGGGAGTCGACGATCAGCAAGCCATGCCCAAGCCTGATGGCTCGCCTGTACTACGTGCGCCACGCCGCTAACGCCATCATGGCGATAAAAGAAGCGACCAGCGCCGCCGCCTGATCCGGCTCCATGCCGGTCACCCGTAATACTCCATGTCAACGAATCACGCCAGCCAGGCATGACAGGGCGCGCCTCAGCGCTTGTCGTGAACTATCGAGGGCCAAGCACTAAAGAAAATTATCACTCCTGGAATCAATACGTAGATCCAGTTGTTGCTTGGATACAAAACAAGTCCGCTGATCCATATAATCACAAAAGCACCACCCACTCGACGCCGATGCTTGGGGATGAACCACTCGCGGAACGCTTCAAGCTTTTTACTGGCCATTACCACTGTCCCTGTTTGATAAGCAGCAAAGCATACCACCCACTTGAACGAATCAAACCAACCACGCACTATCGCGCCAATGGCTCCGAATACTCGCTAACCTCCTTTCTATAAGTCGCCAGATCAATTATTTGCCGCAAGCAAATTACGATCTCCAGTTTCTGCCTGTCGTCTGGAAGACCAATCCACTTGAGCATCTCGCCTGCGTCTTCCTCGATTGCTGCAAGTGCATCGATATCGCTTTGCAGTCTCATATAGGCCTCCTGCCTGGATGAGTTATTCAAATACCATTACTCCTAAAATCAACATCAAGCCAGCCGACGAGGTTCCCATATGTCCGATATCACATACGGTTCTGTGTGCAGCGGCATCAAGGCCGCGACACAAGCGTGCACCCGCTGGGCATGCGCACCGCCTGGTNATACTCCTAAAATCAACATCAAGCCAGCCGACGAGGTTCCCATATGTCCGATATCACATACGGTTCTGTGTGCAGCGGCATCAAGGCCGCGACACAAGCGTGCACCCGCTGGGCATGCGCACCGCCTGGTTCGCGGAGATCGAGCCGTTCCCCTCGGCGGTTGTTGCCCAACACAAACGAGGACATGACCATTCTGGCGGCTAATGTACGAGCAGACGCGGTCGAAGGCATTACAACGAGCATGGCAGCAAAGAACCTGGGCATTCACATCAAGCGCGTGACGTTGATCGCTCAGGAGAACGGCTTCAAGTTCGCCGACACCCCATGTGGCGCATCAATAACCAGATGCAACAGCGTCGCCGTTAGACATGGCTTGATTTGCCAGCATATGGAATCGAAGAGGTAGTCCATGTCAAGACTGCTCAGGAACGATCGGCCAAGGCTGCGCAGAAGCGACTGGCGGGCGACGAATATTTTTTACCGGTCTGAGCTCGTCAGCCGAACCATTTCATTTTTTGAACCCCGCCTTACCGCGGCAGTCATGATTTTTTAGAGGGCTAAAAGCCCCGCGTGGCATAAAGCCTCAGAACCTTGTGTGTGGAGTCGATGATGACCAGTGACAGTTTCGACTTGCCAGTCGCAGCGCTACGTCCTGCAGAAAAAATTCTTAGAGAGATAGAGACTGCTGGATCAATGATATTGGCTGTTAAATACGGTGCGAAAGCTCATGGCTTTGTGATCGGCCTGACATGCGTAGGCGCAATCACAGAAGAGCAAGGCGAGGTACTTATCCTTCAGTTTGACAGGGCAACGGAGCGCAAGCTCAGGGAGTTGTCGATATAGCCTGCGCATCCGCTCCAGAAGATCCAGTATCGCTAGACGGGTGCAATGGCAGGAACGACACCTTTTGTCGTTACTGAAAAGGTGTCGCAGATCATCATGGCAGCGGCCTGAAGTCGCTCGCCGATGACCCGCCTGAGCCTGACGACCAAATTGAAGCTCCAAAATAGCCCTTGCGGCATGCTGACCCGCTATCTAAGAGACAAGTCGATCCATCGTTCGGCTGATTCTTGGCACTCTGCCAACGCTTGATCTTTGGTTGCCCAGTGCCGCCCTTCCACTATTTCGACTGGAGTTTTTGCCGCTTCTTGTCCTGGAATGCTAAGCCTGGCCGCAACGGGAATTTCGCTGTTGCCACGCCATTTGAAATCTATCAGGACGGTAACCACCTTCTTTGTCAGATATTCAACGGGATGTGGCCTATCAACAGATAGTGACATTTCGCTCTCTTTGATCCGGCTCCATGCCGGTCATCCGTAATACCCCATATCAACGCATCACGCCAGCCGGCAAGGTAGAGGCTGGTGCTGATATAGGTCATGAAAGTAATAATTTGTGCTCTCAGCGTCGCACGGAGAACACTATTTGCTACGATTTGCCGAACTCCCGATATTCACATCCTCCTCCGCCTGTAAATGTTGTGAGCTGAAGATCCTTGAGAGCGTCGACGAAGTACTCGGGTGGCGATGACATGCCTAGATAAGCATCCGTCATTCCGAATACAGAAAAGTGATTGATGACTTTACTCGCAAGCCTGAGCGAAAGCATCGGATCATCCATGGACACTCTAGTTTTAATTCCTTCAATGATGAATACGCCGATATCGGAATCAAGATCAAAATCAAATCGCAGATAGTTCCCCGTAAGCATTAGCTGATCAACCATCCACGTTTTTAGCTCTCTCAAGCCCATTGCAGGGTACTTATTCGTTTTACCTAGCAACTCTTTGAAAAAGCTTGACCATGCCTTAAATTCTTCGCCATTAGCCTCCATGCTGAATGGACGTTTCAGGTGACGATTATTTGGAAAAATATCATTATACAATCTATCTTTCTCCTTAAATCGCACCAACAATTCCTTTTCCATTTGCGTTAACAACGCCTCAAACTGTTGTCTATGCATTATGTAAGCCTGCATACGAGAAAACACTCTACTGTCACTCGCAGCTTCACTTGAAATCAATGCAGACTTCCAAGCCGCGAACGCGGCGAACGCAGCAGCTACCGCTGAAGCTCCAGCTACAAGATCACTAATCCCAATGTCTTTTTTCCAAACCAATTGAGGGAGCATATTGAAATAAATGCCCCCAGCGAAAAAGAGTCCAATACAACCAACCCAGATTACCCAATCTTTTTTCAAAGCACTCTCCAGACTTCATCCACCAGATGATTATGCCGTAGCTATTTTACGCCGGCGAGTATTCCCCATGTCCGCACGAAACAAAACACAGCCCTTCGATTTCAAAACCCAATACGGACTCGGCTTCAACCCTCAGGACGATGAGATCGTTGTCGACTTCTTTTGTGGCGGCGGCGGCGCCGGTACCGGGCTGGAAATGGGCCTGGGCCGCACGGTGAACGTGGCGAAGAACCACAGCCCGCAAGCGATCAGCATGCACACAGTGAACCACCCCGGCGCACAGCACTTCACTACCGACGTTTTCGAGGGTGACCCGGACACCGAGTGTGGCGGCAAGGCCGTGGGCTGGTTCCACATGTCGCCGGACTGCACGCACCACTCCCAGGCCGCCGGTGGTCAACCGCGCAAGCGCGAGATCCGCAACCTGTCGTGGATCGGGCTCAAGTGGGCAGGCATGAAGCGGCCCCGGGTGATCAGCCTCGAGAACGTGAAGCAGATCCTGCAATGGGGCCGACTGATCGCCAAGCGCGACAAGGCCACCGGCCGGGTGGTGAAACTCGGCGGCGACGTTGCGGCACCCGGTGAAGTCGTGCCGGTGGGCCAGCAATTCCTGATCCCTGATCCAAAGCAGCGCGGCCGGACCTGGCGACGATTCGTGGCCTTGCTGGAAGGCATGGGCTATGTCGTTGAGTGGAAAGTGATTCGGGCATGCGACTTCGGCGCGCCCACCAGCCGGGAGCGCCTGTTCATGATCGCCCGGTGCGACGGGCAGCCGATCGTGTGGCCCGAGCCAACCCATGCCAAGAACCCCGCCAAGGGACAGCTGAAGTGGAAAACAGCCGCTGACTGCATCGACTTCACCGACCTGGGCAAAAGCATCTTTGGCCGCAAGAGGGACCTGGCACCGGCCACCCTGCGCCGAGTTGCCAAGGGCATGAAGAAGTTTGTCATCGACAGCGCGGCGCCGTTCATTGTGCCGATAGCCAACTGGTCAGGGGAAACGGTGCAGTCGGCCGACGAGCCGCAGCGCACCGTAACCTCTTACCCCAAGGGCGGCGCCTTCTCGGTTGTGAGCCCGACCATCGCCCCGGCGACGCACCAGGGCAGCGATCGCATCAATGACCCGCTCGAGCCGCTGCCGACGGTGACCTGCGCGAATCGCGGTGAACTAACTTTGATCAGCCCTACGTTGATTCAGTCGGGGTACGGCGAGCGCCCTGGACAGGAACCACGGGTGCCAGGCCTTGATCAACCCCTAGGCACCGTGGTCGCCGGCGGCGTCAAGCATGCGCTGACCAGCTCGATTTTGGTGCGGGCCGGTGGCCCGGTGTACGCCGGAAACCCGGTAACAGCAGATCAGCCCATCGGCACGCTCATGACCCATAGCCACCGCGCGGTCGCATCGGCCTGCATCGTCCAAGCTGGGCATGGTGAGGGTTCCGGCGCAAACAAGCGGCGCTCCCACGGGGTGAACGACATCTGCGGCCCGGTCGGCACCGTCACTGCCAGCGGCGGCGGACAGTCAGTCAGCGCCGCGGTGATGATCCAGGCGAACGGTGGATTCAACACCACGCATGCCAAGGGCATGCACGAACCCATGACCACGGTCACCAACACCGGCAGCCAGCAGCAACTGGCAACAGCGCACCTGGTGCACATGCGCGGCAACTGTGATGCACGGGACGTGAACGACCCGCTACACACCGTCAGCGCCGGCGGCCAGCACCACGGGTTGGTCTGCGCATTCATGGAGCGGGCATTCGGCGGCAGTGTTGGCCAGGGCTTGGATGATCCGGCGCCGACGATCACGGCCGGCGGCGGTGGCAAGAGCTCGCTGGTGTCGCTCACCCTGTCGCCGGAGCATGAAGCGGGCGCCCTGCGCGTCGCCGCCTTCCTGATCAGCTACTACGGCACCGAGAACATCAGCGCTTGCGACTCGCCTGCGCCGACCATCACCACCAAGGACCGCCTGGCGATGGTTACCGTGATGGTGAAGGGTACGCCCTACGTTATCGTCGACATTTGCCTGCGGATGCTGAAGCCGGCCGAGCTGTACAAGGCCCAGGGCTTCCCGGCCGACTACATCATCAGCCACGGCGCCGACGGCAAGCCGTTCACCAAGACCCAGCAGGTGCACATGTGCGGTAACAGCGTCAGTCCTCCGCCTATGGCAGCGCTGGCCAGAGCCAACGACCCGTGGCGAGTGGCTGAACGCCAGGCGGAAGCGGCTTAAAGCCATCCCAGCTCCTTGAGCGAACAAATAATCGCTAGGCTCAGGGAAATCAGTTCCAGTACATCAATCAGGGTTTGCATGTTTGCAGCACCGTTTCGTTTAGGTGCCACTGATTCTGATGTCACGACGGATCTGGCTGTATACCTGAAACCTGTCGTTAGCCTTCCTACAAGTCGCAACTTTCTCTCACGCCTACCCCATTGACAGCACTAAACCGCCCGAGCATGGCCCGGCAAGGACTCCCCATGCCTACAGAAAACAAACTCGCCGCACCGCTGAAGGTTGAGCGCTCGACAGTCACGAAGCTGGTCATCACCGGCGCGCCGCGGCTGGACCCGATCACCGTCTTCCTCGAGGACTTCGGTCGGCGCGACTGCCCGACCGAATCCGATCCGAATTACCAGACCGCCCAGGGCAAGATCACCATCAACTGCTGGGACAACAGCTGGAACGCCTACTGGGGTGGGATGGGCCCGCGCACCGTCGCCGAGTTCGTCGCCGACTGCGGCTGGGACTACGTCTTGCACTGCCTGGATCGTGGGATCAGCCCAACTGTATTCAGTGGAGACGCACTTCACACCCTGGCCAAGAAGTGCATCGCCCAGCGGCGCAGGCAACAGGCCGGGCGACACGATTGGGAGCTTGGGGAGTTGAGCAAATATGAAGCCCGTGAGCTTTGGCATGGCATCGATGTGTTGCGCAGCATCGAGAGCCCGAGCGAATGCTGGCATCAAAGCGCGCTACTGACTGAACTGTTCGGCGAGGAATGGCATTACCCGCTCGACGGTAAGGCGGTCGAAGAGAACCACAAATTCACCTACCTTCGCCGAGTGGTCGAGGCAGTCCAGTCAGCCCTCCGCCAGAAACAGCGGACATCGACCACCTGACTTGCCTCAAATGTTTTTGAACATACCTATCAGAACGGACTGGGTTGCCGAGCGAAACACCATCCCATAACGGATCATGCAGTGAGGTCACAGCCATAACATTAGTAATATCGTGGCAAACTTGATATCGAGAGCCGAACGCAGACACTACTTCCAAGCTAAACAAAAGATATTTATCATTAGTGCTCTCCGACTGATTGTTGTCAATATCGTAACTAACTTCGAGTATCTTAATATCGCTCGGCTCAATTACAAAACTAGTTACTTGACCACCTGACACAACGGTAAAAGGTCTAGGGTCTCTCAGATTCCCATGACAGCTTGGACCGCGAAGAATATCTACACTTTTAACACAAAGGGCTTGCTTTCCGGTATTACTAACACTGTAGCTCAAATTCGTTTTAGCTCTGCTGACGAACTTACGATGCTGAATATAGATATTACGCTCATCAGTTTTCACCGACACCACCTCACCACTTTGCGAGCGCTCTAACATAGTTAGCGTTAAATCCGCTGGCTTATGAACATTAGCGAAGTAAAAACCCGCCGCTGCAATGAGCAGTGCGACTACAGAAACACCAATCGTTATAAAGTCTTTGAGCTGAAATTCCATGAGCGCCCCCATTAAGATGCGCTCAAGCATAACATCCCCAACTCCCCCCTCCCCCTTCGAAGTCAGCCGCTATAGCGGCAAGGACGACTCATGTCTCAAGTAAAGGAACGGCCGATCCTGTTCTCGGCGCCGATGGTGCGCGCCATCCTGGAAGGCAGGAAGACGGTCACACGGCGTGCGGTGAACTCTAAACCGCGGCTAACTGACGGTTCGGACTTTGCGTGGAAAGGCCATCTGTTCGGTTGTGGCTCCGATGACCGTGAGACTGCTCGCAACTTCTCCAAGCATTGCTGCCCATACGGTCAGTCCGGCGACCGGCTGTGGGTGCGCGAGACCTGGGCGGCAGACGCACAGGTTGATGCGGTAGCGCCGCGAGACCTGAGCCAAGGCGAGCCGATCCAGTACCCGGCAGATGGGGCGGTCCGGCAGACAGGATGCTCGATGATCGCGCCAGGCAAAGGCCGCCCCTCTATACACATGCCGCGCTGGGCCAGCCGCATCCTGCTGGAGATCACCGACGTGCGCGTCGAGCGGTTGCAGGACATCAGCGAAGACCAGGCCAAGGCCGAGGGATGCTTCTTCACCGACTATGGGCAGGCCTGCTTCCACGGTGGACGGGGGATCCGGGACGCAACCGAGTGCGAATACCCCGCCAGCAAACACCAGCAACGCCCAGGCTGGATGTGGAACAAGACGAACAGCCAAGAGCAATGCCTCGACTCAGCCCGCAACGCCTTCGGCAATCTGTGGAACTCGGTCGGCGGCGACTGGGGCGCCAACCCGTGGGTCTGGGTGGTCGAGTTCAAACGGGTGTAGCGCAAACTGACGAAGATCAGCGCTTTGCTCGTTGGGAGAGCCCGATAGCCATAAAGGCGATGCCGGGTATCCAAAAGCCAGGGTTAGATGTCCCCAAGCCGACTGCAAGTAGTGATACACCGACAGCAAACATATGCGCTCCTCCCTGAAAAACTATCCATTCCATATCCACCCATTTAAGCATAAACCGGCCATCAAAACGGCCAAGGACGAAGTCATGCCTGAAGAAATCACGTTGATCCAGCCAGCCCCGGTCGTGCGCGACGAATACGGAATGTTCGCTCACCCCGATATGCCCGACTTCGACGAAGGCGACGGTGATAAGTGCAAGGCCTGGATCGCTGCACAGGGCCTGCAGGTGAAGATGGTGAGCCTCGAATACCACAGCGACGAAGCGGTCTCTGAGCGCTATTTCGAAGCTGGCGACCCTGACTGCAGTTACTGGGAGCCGGATCGGCCTGATGGCGAAGGCTGGTTCTGCCTGGCTATTCACGACACAGACGACGGTCCTGTCTGCTGGTGGGCACGCCGAGAGGTTACGCCATGATCGCCCCCTGTGGTTCGCCTACGTCTTCATCTACCGAGGGCCCAGGCCGTGAGTAATTTCCACTGTAAATAGTCGGGAAACCGACACTTCAACGCGCCGACCATCAAGGCTCACCAAACAAGGAGAGCCACATGAGAGCGTTCGCACAAGCAATTATCACAATTGCACCAGTGACCAACCGCAAATCCAGGAATCGTTTCCTCCGTGAATGCGACAGATGGTCCAACCGCCTATACAGGCGGGATTTGATCAGCCTTCAACAACGCCAGGATCTGCGCCGGCAAATCGCAGCAGCGTGCTTGGTGGCGTTGATGTAACCCCCACATGCCTGTCGTTGGGCGGATTCACGGCAACTGACTATCGATCCATCGTTCAGCTGCCGCCATCGCTTCATCAAGCGCTGCCGGATAGTCAGGCCAAGGGCCTTCTAACTCTGCGGCAACCTCACCCAACCCATTGATGGGTGCTGGTTCAATGATCTTTGCGGCAACAGGGCTCTCGTCGTTCGGGCGGCGCCAGTCGAACTTGAGAACCATCACGTGGCCCCGGTAAACGTGAGCTATCGGAGCATCGAAGTTGTGTGACACGTCCATGCCTCATCACGAACTTAGTTGAACCCTTTTGTACACCGCTTCGGTCCTGTTTGAAATATAGGCAGAAAGCTATCACTCCAATCCCCTATACGCCGCCCAGCGCGGCTAGGACACACCCCATGTTCGCTATGAAACTCACCCTGATACTGCTGGGCGCTTTTCTGTACCTGGTCGGAACACTCGGCTGGCTCTTCTGGTTCGGCCCTGACCTTGTCGCCACCGGCACCAACGGTGCACTGATCTACGCCTTCGTCGGCACCTGCGCTTGGCTGCTGATCAGCTTCGCCATTGCCATCCACATCATCAAGACAGCGCGGCCCACGGTGGGCGGGAGGTAATTATGGAAATTCACTTTCTGTCACATGAGGAGGTTTGCACGCTCACCGGCGCAAGGACAAAAGCCGGGCAGGTGCAAGTGCTCAGGCGAAACGGGATTCGCCACACCATCAAGCGCAGCGGCTGGCCTTGCGTCATAGCCAATGCGCTAACCGGAGAGGCGATCATCGAAACTACGACAAAACCAAAATGGCAGCCGCGGCTGGTGAGTTAAATGGGAAGGAAACCAACACAGCCTGACAGCGTTACGCGCTTAAGGAAGCGGAAGCAACGTAGCGGAACTATCTATTACTACTACGACCTCGGGGGATCGCCGAGGAAGGAACTTGCCCTGGGCAGCGACTATGGAATAGCTATCGTGGAGTACGCAAAGCTTGAGAAGAGCCGCGCGTCCTCGGCCCTGGCCCAAGACGTGCTGACCTTTGCCTACGTGGCAAACATCTACATGCATGAGGTGGTGCCTACCAAGAGCTTGGCCACTCAAAAGGACAACACTCGGGAGCTGAAGCAGCTGCTGAAATTCTTCGATGATCCGCCCGCGCCGCTGGAGGCGATCGAGCCTCAACACGTCGTCCAATACCTGCGGCAGCGCGGCAAGACAGCTCCGGTGCGCGCCAATCGTGAGAAAGCTCTACTCAGCGCCATCTGGAACTTTGCCCGAAGCAGCGGTTATACGGCCCTGGCCAACCCGTGCGCCGGCGTTAAGGGGCACAAGGAGTCCGGGCGTGATCAGTACATCGAGGACGAGATGTTCGCCCTGGTTTATCAGCACGCTGAACAACCGCTACGGGACGCGCTCGATTTGTTCTACCTGACCGGGCAGCGCATCGCTGACACCCTGAAAATGGATGAGCGAGATATCCGCGACAACAGGCTGTCCGTGAAGCAAGGTAAGACGAATGCAAAAAGGAGGATTGAGATAACGGGCGAGCTGAAGGTTGTGATTGATCGAATCATGGCCAGGAAGGATGGGCACAAGATCAGGACAAGCAGGCTCATCGTTATGGAGAACGGGCAGCCAATGACCAGCAGCATGTTGCGCGGGAGGTTTGACGCGGCCCGGGAAGCAGCCGGTGTTGAGAAAGGAGATTTTCAGATGCGCGACTTGCGAGCTAAGGCCGGTACCGACAAGGCAGAATCGAGCGGTGATATCTTGCAAGCACGTGATCAGCTCGGGCACACCACCGTGGTCATGACCGAGAACTACATCCGCAAAAGGATCGGCAAAAAGGTCACTCCGACGAAGTGAATTCTGCACCGCAATCATTTTCGCCCCCTTGAAAACAAAGGGCTGCAAGGTGTCTTAAGAGAGCGCATAGCGGTGCAGAATTGACGCTATCTCATTGTTTTAAAACAAATACATTATGGACTTAAAATCCCCCGCTCGTAAGGGCGTCCCGGTTCGATTCCGGGTTCGGGCACCATAGATATCAAGGGCTTGCCAGGGAAACCTGGGCAGGCCCTTATCTTTTCTGTTCCGCAATTCTTAGATCTGTTCCGCAACTCCCTTCCCACCGGTGTTCTGCCGAACAAATACCTGCCCCTACTTGCAAGACACCGACCATAGCTGATCCAACCTTGTCGTATAGCTCTGACTCATCATTTCCCGGCGCATCCCCCAGAGGGGATTCGTCGGCACGCTAGCAGATCGCAGCGTCCCCCTTCCCCACCGTTCGTTGATCTGGTCGAGTACAGCCATAACCTGGGTCGCCTCGGTCGGCTGCGATATTGCGAAAAGATTGTCGGTGTATTCGCCTGGCTGGCACAGGTTTAGCAGCATCACTTCAGCCTTGCTGTACTTGAAACCTGGCCGGAAGATCTTATCCAGAGCATCAACCGCGGCCTTTGTGAGCAAGCGCACGTCGTCGGTGGGATAAGGCATATCGACTACCACGCCGTTGGCGTACTTCGCCTCTTGCGGGTTGAACATCCCGGTTCGGATGCAGACACGGACCTTCTTGCAGAGTGACTTTTGCGCACGCAGCTTTTCCGAGGCTCGCAACATGTAGGTGGCCACCGCTTCCCTAATCGGTGACAGCTCGGTCAGCCGCATGCCAAACATGCGGCTACAGCAGATTTCTTGCTTCGGCACATCGGGATCGTCCAGCTCCAGGCACGACGTGCCGGCCAGTTCACGCGCCGTCTTTTCGATCACTACGCTGAATTTCTTGCGCAGCGTCCAAGGATCCGCCTTGGCGAGGTCCATCGCTGATTTTATGCCCATTGCGTCAAGGTGGAGTTTCATTTTGCGGCCCACGCCCCACACTTCGCAGACGTCAGTATTGCGCAGTACCCAATCGCGCTTGACCGGATCGGTGATGTTCACCACGCCACCTGTCTGAGCTTGCAGTCGCTTTGCCGTGTGGTTGGCCAGCTTGGCCAAGGTTTTGGTGCTCGCTATTCCAACCCCCACGGGGATGCCAGTGCAGCGCAGCACCCGCTCCCGGATCTGACGACCCAAAGCATCCAGCTCGGGAATACCCGATAGGTCAGCAAACGCCTCATCGATACTGTAAATCTCGACGGCAGGAACCATCGATTCGATCAGAGTCATCACTCGCTCGCTCATGTCACCATAGAGCGCGTAGTTGGATGAAAAAGGAACGATGCCATGCTGCTTCAGCTTGTGTTTGATTTGGAAATACGGCTCGCCCATCTTGATAAACGGCTTGGCGTCGTAACTGCGAGCGATGACGCAACCGTCGTTATTGCTCAATACAACGATGGGCACCTTAGCCAGATCCGGTCGAAAGACCCGCTCGCAACTTGCATAGAAGCTATTGCAGTCAATCAGTGCAAAGACTGGCGCGTCAGACATGACTGCGCACCGTGCTGGTAATCACGCCCCAAATTGATAGCTCGTCACCCTCCAAAACATACCTCGCTGGGTATTTCGGATTTTCTGACAGGAGAATCACCTCCTTCCCGCGCTTGCACAGTCGCTTACAGACGGGATCATTGTTCAAAAGAGCGACAACGACGTGCCCGTGGGCCGGCTCAATTGACCGGTCAACAACTGCCAGGTCTCCCTCAAAAATTCCCGCCCCTTGCATGCTTTCTCCAGTAATAGCGATGAGATAGACGTGCGGCGCCCTGATATTTAGGACCTCATCCAATGAGATATGCTGCTCGATGTGATCGGCCGCCGGTGACGGGAAGCCAGCGGGCACACGAAACGAGCAGAAAGGCAGCTTCGTGCCGCCTTCGGATATAGGACCTAAAATGGTGAAGCTCATGATGCAGCCTTCTACATATACTGTACGAATGTACAGTTAACTTTGAAGCCGGCTTGCGGTCAATTTTTCTGTAGGAGATTTCGACAGATGGAGAGGTGCCTATGTGCGGAAGACTTTCACAATACATCGGACGGAGGACACCATGTCCACCCTTCAAAGGCCTGGGCTACACCAAGCGAGATACAAGTGGTCGAAACTCCATTTTTCTAGCGTAATTCGTAAACCAAAACTGCTTGGGCTAGTTCGACGTCGCTGACTGAGCTCGTTTCATTCTGAGTACGCAAAACCTCGAATGCAGCCTCCAGGCCCACGCCTCTAATAACTCCATCACTCGCGACAAAAGCTGCAGCATCATTGCGTGCGGCAAGTACCTTTCGGTCACCCTTCTTTGAACTATTCTGACTACTTTCTTGACTGTCTTCGGTAAGCGAAACGGGGGAAAGGGTCACAGCAAGGCTCGATGAGACAATCGCTCCAAAGGCCGAAACCTTGACCGGCCTGCCATCACCAGCGATTACGGGAAAACTGCACGAAAAACCGAGCATAAGTACAACAATCAGTTTGCGCAAAGATCCACTCCACAGGTATGCATCATCCTTTCGGGGCTGAATCTACCTTCTTCCACGCCAGGCATCCAGCGTGGATGGAATGCCAGTGGCGCACATCTGATCAGTTGTAGCTTTTGACCTCCACCCCATAAGGAACTGAGCACACCAAAGGGCGGATCAGCATGGAGTGCAGCGGATGTAGCACTGTTACGTAAGCTGGCCGCAGGCAATACTCCGACCCGCGTCATCGGTTTGAAGCTCCCCCTCGTCCGGCGTCCTGCCAAATCCATGCTCCCTCCTCAAATCTCAACCGAACTACCCGCGCATTCAAACGCTCTACCGAAAGACGCCTGAACATCTCCAGGCCAACCCGCAGGAGTGGACTATGTCTGACGATCTGAAAAACCGTGGCCCTCAAGACCGTGCTCGAGTGAACACTTCAGAAGCTTGGGAGTTGAAGTATTGGACGAAGGAGTTTGGCGTGACTGAGCAACAGCTCAAGGATGCGGTAAAAGCCGTCGGCCCGATGGTTGCAGATGTGCGTAAGAAACTCGGCAAATAG